CATCGATGCGGAAGCAGCGACACGTGCCGCAGCAGATACAGCACACTCAAACAGTATCACAGCACTAGAAACAGAAATGACTGCTACACAAACAGCAGCAGGTCTAAATGCTGACGGTACATACACAGCAAATGCTTCAGCTAACTATATTGCGGCAGCAACATCACTACAAGATGCGGATAACAAACTAGACGCAGCTATCAAAGTGAATGCTGATGGTCTTGCGACTGAAACTACTGCTCGTATTACAGCAGTAACTAACGAGAAGAACCGTGCGGAAGCAGAAGAGGCACGTATTGAAGCACTGATTACATCAGAGTCATCAACACGTACATCAGCAGATACTGCAAACGCAAATGCAATTCAAGCAGTAGCAGACAACCTAGCACAAGAACTACTAGATCGTGCGGCAGGTGACACAACTCTACAAGGTAACATCGATACACTAGATGCGAAAGTAGACAACATCATCAGCAACACAGACGCAGCAGCTCTTGACTCACTAACAGAGATCGTGACAGCGTTCCAGAATGCTGACTCAACTCTAACAGGTGCGGTAGCAGCAAACTCAGCAGATATTCTAGCAGAAACAACTGCTCGTATCTCAGCAGACGATGCTCTAGGTGTACGTATTGATAATGCTATCACAGCATATGAAGCAGCAGATACAGCAGCGACAGCAGATCGTGGCGCAATCCGCAGTGAATTTGCAGCAGCAGACTCAGCACTACAAGATAACATTGATCTAAAACTAGCACTAGCTGGTGGAACAATGAGTGGTGAGATTGCGATGGGTGGTAATAAAATCACTGGTCTAGCAGCGGGATCAGCATCAACAGATGCGGTTAACAAGCAGCAATTAGACGCAGCAACAGCAGCACTACAAATCTCAAACTTTGACACTGATGATGTAAGTGAAGGTTCAACAAATCTTTACTTCACAGACGCACGTGTAAGAGCGGCAGTATCAGCAAGTGGTGATCTATCATACGATAGCGCAACAGGTGTATTCTCAGTAGATACATCAAAAGCACTAACAGGTCTAACAGACTATGTAGGTGGTACAGATTATACAGCAATGAAGAACTATGTTCTACAAGTTAACGATGATATGACAGGCGTGGAACTTGTTGATCCATCAACAATCGCGTTCCAATCAGTTCGTCGTCAAACAATTGATGGTGATGGTTCACAAACTGTATTCGCTCTGGACTTCTACACAACACAGTCAGACGCAATGATTTTCGTTGGTGGTGTTATTCAGGACCCTGTATCACACTATACAATCAATTCATCAGATCAAACTCTGACATTTGTACAAGCAATCCCACTAGGTACACAGGTAGTTGTAATTGCTAACCCAGTTGCATCAGTTCCATTCATCGAAACAGGTGCTGTAACAAAAGAGAAACTAGCTTCAGATGTGAAAGCATATACACAGAAACTAGCAGTATCAGCAGGCACATCTGGTACAGTTGTAGATACATTTGATGGTACAACATACCGCACAGGTAAGTATATCATCCAAGTTGAAAACAATGGTGAGTTTGAAACACGTGAAGCACTAGTAGTACATGACGGTACAAACGCATACATCACAGAGTACGCGATTGTATATACAGGTTCAGGTCTACTAGGTGATGCGACAGTTCAAATGAACGGTTCAAATGTAGAACTAGTATACACAGCTAACTCAGCAGGTGCAACAGTGAAAGTTATCTCAACTTACATTGACGCATAAGTTTAGTTTATAACATAATAAATTGGGCGGTAATCTTAGGGTCACCGCCCTTTTTTATATCCTTATATAATAAAAATATCATTTTCAAAGTAGTTAATTGACGACGAATGAAAATAAATATTAATGGGAGTCTTCGACAGGCTCCGTCTTTTTTGATCAAAAAAGGAGTCCAATAAAATGGCACAAAGAAAATTTTTGATTGACGGTGGTTTCTTAGTTAATGATGATTCAGAAATCAACGCAAATCTAACAATGACAGGTAATATCCTTCCATCTGTTGACTCAGACGGTACAACTGGTTATGATCTTGGTTCACCATCAGCAAAATGGCGTGACCTTTATCTATCAGAAGGATCACTATATATTAACAACCAAAAAGTTATCGAAGATAACTCAGGTACGATTATTGTTCGTGCTGACGAAGACCAATCACTAACTGTTAAAACAGAAGGTACTGGTGTTCTAACACTACAATCAGCACAGACAGTTAACTTTGCAGCAACACTACAAATGGCAGCAGACAAGCGCATCACAGATGCGGGTGGTGACGCAGTTACATTTGGTGACAAAGTTGACATGGATGGTAACCGTATTGTAGGCATGGGTGCACCAATTAACGACAACGATTCAGCAACAAAAAAATATGTTGACGACAAGTTTGATGACGTTCTAGGTGGCGCACCAGCAGCACTAGACACACTAAACGAACTAGCAAATGCTCTAGGTGATGACGCAAACTACGCAGCAACAATCACAACAGCACTAGCAACAAAGGCAACAACAACATATGTTGACACACAGATTTCAAATCTACAAACAACAGTAAACGCAAACGCATACGGTGATAGCGATGTAGCAGATTATATTTCTGGTAACCAAACATTCTTCAGCGCAATCCGAGCAAACACCTCTTCTGCAACGATTGGTACATGGACAGACCCGTTCCGTCAAATAAATGGTAAGACTATTGGTTTAACAGAGTCTCTTTACTGGCCAAGTAGTAATGCCCCACATGGTTCTTACACGATGGTTGAGATCAAAGGTCAGGATGGTACAGGTCAACTTCACGCAGAGTTCTACCCAGACGTAATCAAACCAGGTGGTTCAACTGCTGGCGACAATGTTAAACTAGAACCTAATACAGGTGGTTTTGTTGATGTAAGCGATAGTAAAATCTCAAACGTATCAACACCAACAGGCAACACAGATGCAGCAAACAAAGCGTATGTTGATTCGCAAATTGCAGCAAACGCATACGGTGATAGCGATGTAGATGCACGTTTACAATCAGGCGCACTTGGCAGCGTTAACCTTGAAGGTGAATTTGAAGTTGGCCAAGGTGATTCACTATCATTAGACGGAAGAGGTAGTAATAAAGCAAGAATCATTTACAAATCAGAAACAAATAGCGGAACGGATGTTGATTATGACCTATTAAGTAACAGTGGTCAATTCCCAACACTACATGCTTACATGTTTAAACCACTAAGTGGTACTAGCAATCTGCTTCTACGTACAGGAACAAATGGTTATGTTGATGTAGGTAATGCTAGAATCGCTGATGTTGCAACACCAACAAGCAACCAAGACGCAGCAAACAAAGTGTATGTTGACGCAGCAGAATCAGCAGCAAACGCATACACAGACGCAGCAATTACTAATCTAATTGGTGGAGCACCAGGAGCACTAGATACACTAAATGAACTAGCAGCAGCATTAGGTGATGACGCAGACTACGCAGCATCAATCACAACAGCACTAGCAGCAGTTGAGTCAACAAATACTACACAAGCAACACAGATTGCAGCAAACTCAGCAGCACACGCACAGAATGCTTCAGATATCGCAGCAAACGCAACAGCAGTTGCAAACGCAATTACAACAGCATCAGCGGATGCGACATCAAAAGCAAACGCAGCAGAAGCAGCAGCTAAACTATACACAGATCAGCGTGAAACAGCAATCACAACTGCGTATACAGATGCAATCGCAACAGCAGTAGAAGCAAAAGATGCGGTTTCAGAACTAGCAGATGTTTCATTTGGAACACTACAAAATAACCAAATTATGCGTTATAATGCTACATCTGGTCTATGGACAAATGTTACACAATCAACAGATGCAGTTGCAGAAGGTACAAATCTTTACTTTACAGACCAACGTGCAAAAGACGCAGTAGCACAAGATATTGCTGATGCAGTAGCAACAGAAACGTCAAATCGTATTATTGCACAAAACGCAAACGCACAAGCGATCTCAACAGAAGCAACAACACGTGGTGACGCAGACGCAGCACTAAGTGGTCGTCTAGATGTAATCGAAGGCGCAGATACAGTTGAAGGTTCTGTAGCAAAAGCACTAAAAGACGCTAAAGCGTATGCAGATCAAGCAGAAGTAGATGCAAAATCATACACAGATGCGCGTGAAACTGTACTACAAAGTAACATTGATACAGAAAAAGGTCGTATTGATGCTATCCTAAATGCAGCAGACGCAGACAAAGACTCATTTGCAGAAATCGTTACATTTATCAACTCAGTTGACACAACAAATGATGACGCACTAGGTACAGAAATCACAACACGTGCGGCAGCAGATACAGCACTAAGTGGTCGTCTAGATGTAATCGAAGGCGCAGATACAGTTGAAGGTTCTGTAGCAAAAGCACTAAAAGACGCTAAAGCGTATGCGGATACAGCAGAAGCAGACGCAGTATCAACAGCAGCAGCAGATGCATCAGACAAAGCAAACGCAGCACAATCAGCAGCAGTAACAGCAGCGAATTCTTATACAGATGCTCGTGAAACAGCTATCACAACTGCATATGAGTCATATGCGGATACAGCAGAAGCAGACGCAGTATCAACAGCATCAGCAGATGCGACATCTAAAGCAAATACGGCAGAAGCAAATGCTAAAGCATACACAGATGCACGTGAAGTTGTACTACAAGGCAATATCGATACAGAAAAAGATCGTATTGACGCTATCCTAAGTGCTTCATCAGCAGACAAAGACACATTTGCAGAAATCGTTACATTCATCAACTCAGTTGATACATCAAACGATAGCGCATTGGGTACAGAAATTACAACACGTGCGAACGCGGACGCAGCACTACAAAATGATATCAATGATGAAATCGCAGATCGTATTGCAGGTGATCAAAACCTACAATCACAAATTGACGCGATTGATATTGGCAATGGTAACTTCTCAGTAATCGGTGGTACAGGTCTAACTGGTAGTGGATCAATGTCTGCTAACCAAGACACTAACTCATCAGCAACACTTTCTGTAGATACATCATGGTTGAATTCAGTAGTGGACGCACGTGACGAGTTTGTAAGTGGTGTAAGTTTCAATACTGGTAACGGTGTTCTAACACTTGATCGTCAACTAGGTTCAAACCTAACAGTTGATCTAGATGGTCGTTATGAACTTGCTGGAACAAATGATAACTACGGTTCATGGACAATCCGTGATCACGATGGCACATCATACACAGTAACATCAGGTGACGTACTACAGATCAAAGAAGGTTATGGTATTGATGTAAACTTCACAGCAGATGATCAAATGACAATTACTGCTAAAACATCAACACTTGATAGTCGTTATGTACAACCAGGTGATCTATCACATGAGCATGGTACATTTGTAGTAATCTCATCAACACATGCGGACAACAACGCAACAGATAACACAAACCCATCAATTGATCTTGGCGTAACAGGTCTAGTAAGTTACACAGTATTCCTAAACCGTCAACTTCTACGTCCAACAGAATTTACATATAATCCAGCAACAGGTGGATGTGTATTCTCTGTAGGTCTACTATCAACAGACGATGAGGTAGAAATTACAGGTCTAAAACTATCATAATATAGATTAGTCCAACGGTGGGGGGTTGACAATCCCCCCACTTAGTCAAAGTTAACACTAGTTAATGGAGACAGTGGTAGGAACAGAGTTCACTACTTCGAGGCTAACAAAAACTTTTGAAAGGAGTTTTAAAATGTCATCAGAATATATTAAACACAATGGTGCCCGCGTTAAAAAACGTAGCATTATGACACGTGGTAAAAAATACAAATATAACAAAGCAGGTAAAATCGTTGAAATCGGCGGTATTGACCCAGATACAAACCAAACAGTTGTTCAAACAACAGACGACTTTGTTATTGGCGGTACAAAATCATCACTAAGACGTATTGCTGATCTAGAAGCAAACGTTGCTATTCTTTATACAAAACTAACAACATCAGACGGTGAACAGGCAGCAGAATCAGAAGATTCAGACGATATCTCAGTTGGTAAATCAAATCAGACAACACGTTTTAAAGGTAATGTGCGTTTTGAAAAGAACGTTGACGCAAAATCATCTGCATCTGTTGGTTCAACATTTGCTAACAAAGTTATTGATGCGGCAAGAGAGCGTATCCAAGATATCGCTATCAAACCAATGCTTACAGGTAACACAGAAAGTGGTATCACAGTAACATATGATGATAGTGGAAATGAAATCGATTTCACTGTTACAAAAGCACCAAAATGGTCAACAGCACGTACAATTACACTAACTGGTGATTTAACTGGTGATGCTACATTTGATGGTTCAGGTGACTTTTCACTATCAGCATCAGTTAAGGATGATTCACACAATCACACGATTTCAAACATTGATGGTCTACAGGGTGCTCTAGATGCAAAAGCAACACCAGCAGATATTACATCTGCTATCAACAATCTAGTTGACGGTGCTCCAACAGCACTTAACACACTAAACGAACTAGCAGCGGCAATTGGCGACAACGCATCATATGCATCATCAATTACAACTGCACTAGGAAACAAAGTGTCAACTAACTCAGTACAAGCACTGGCAGCAGATGGTAATGCTCTAACAGTATCAAATGACACAATTACACTACGTAAAGGCAATGGTACAACAGAGTCAGTATCAATTTCAGATGCTAACACAACAGATTTCTATGTTGCAAACTCAGGTGGCACAAACCAGTTCAAGGTTGACAAAAATGAAAAAGTACGCTTTGCAGGATCAGGTGCTACATCAGTATCATTTGATGCAGCGACAAACAAAGTTACAATTTCATCAACAGATACAGACACAAACACATGGCGTCCAATCCACGATTCGCCAGTAGACGGTGCGACAACAACATCAATCTCATCAAACTGGGCATTTGATAATGTTAAAAAAGCAGTTCCATCAAATGCGGTATTTACAGATACAAACACATGGCGTGGTATTAGTGATTCACCAGGCAACGACAGTGGTACATCAATCTCACGTAAGTGGGCGATGAATGCGTTTGTTGGCGCAAGTGTATCAAACGATACAATCACTTTCACAAAAGGTGACGGTACAACAACATCAGTTACAACAAGTGATGCTAACAGCAACACATATGTAACAGGTGCGTCATTCAACACATCAAATGGTGTTCTAACAATGACACGTAACAGTGGTTCAGTAACAGTTGACCTAGATGGTCGTTATCAAGCAGCAGGTTCTTATGCGGCAGCAGGTCGTGTAATTACAGCAGGTAACGGTCTAACAGGTGGTGGTAACCTAACAGCTAACCGTACAATCAACGTTGGCGGTGGTAACGGTATCACAGTATCAGCAGACGGTGTTGCAATGAGTGGTTCATACACTGGTACATTCACAGCGTCAGGTGACGTATGTGCGTATTCAGATGCTTCACTAAAAACTAACGTACAAACAATTGAAGGTGCTCTAGATAAAGTATCAGCAGTTCGTGGTGTTACTTTTGAACGTATCGCAGACGGTTCAGTTTCAGCGGGTGTTGTTGCTCAAGAACTAGAAGCAGTACTTCCAGAAGCAGTTAAAACAGACGAAGAAGGCGTAAAGATGGTTGCTTATGGTAACATCACAGGTCTACTAATCGAAGCTGTTAAAGAACTATCAGCACAAGTTGAAGAACTAAAGAAAAACCAGAAATAATTATAACTATAATTTTTTCAAACTTGGGCGGCAGAAATGTCGCCCTTTTTTTGTATAAATAAACATAGTATATAATCTAGAAAAGAGGTTGTTAATAGATATGGCAAACGAAGAAAAAAAACTTTTTCCTTATATGGAATACTTTGATGAAAACTTTCCGTTTACTGGTAAAAAAAATCCAGATATTGAAAAATTAAAACTAGAGTGGATTGATCCTAATGATATTTTTGTGACACAAAGACAAAAAAATTCTTGGAACCCAGGAAAACTTGAAAATATCTTACCAAATTTTTGTATTGGTAGACTTAAAAGTGTAAACATTGCTAGAATCATGGGTGTTAATATTTGTTGGAATGGGCAGCACACTATCGCTTCATTATTGTGTAATGGTTGGGAAAAAGTACCATGTATGGTTTATGAATGTGAAGATATGAGATGGAGAGAAGAAACTGTAACATATATGCATTTTAGTCAACGACAAAGATCAGAAATCGCATTTGATTTGATTGAGGAGCTTGAAGAAGAACTTATGGAAACAAAAGGACATGGTATAGAGAGTTTTGAGCACTTGATGGAAATACTTGAATTCACAAAAACAAAAAGACCAAAATAATAAATACATATATAATTATTTGAAAGATAAATTTACATGACATTTAGAAGAATTCAACATCCAAATCTTGTTACAACAAATACTTCCTTTGATGATCCAGTTATTGTTTTTGGTAAATCACAAACATCTGTTGATGATATTGGTTTTTTGGCCAAAAAGATCAACAATAACTATGCTGGATTAATTAGAGATAGTGATACAAATTCTTGGATTCTTATAGATAACTATACACAAGTTGATTTAAATTCAAACGATATTGACGCAGATGATAATAGTCTTGTAAAGGGTACACTTGAAGTAGGTGGTATTAATATTGATACAAAATTTGTAGTTCCAGTGGGTACTACTGAAGAAAGACCATCACTTCCCACGATTGGTGAAATTAGATTTAATACAACTACAAGCGTTTTTGAAGGATATGATGGTACACAGTGGGTACAATTTATTCCAACTACTTTACAAATAACAAACAATGATCCATAGATAATAAACTCTTTTGTAATAAATACATATATTACTAATGGAGAAATAAGATTGGCATTTAAGGATTATTCAAAAGGTATTGAAAATGTACTCACATCAACCGTTGATGGAAGTGCTGAAATCAGATCAGAAAAAACGATTAGTTTATATCCGGGTTCAGATAGTCCACAAGGTGATCTTGGTGGAGAAAAACTTGTATGGATTAGAGATGGTGCTAAACTAGTATTTGAGGGAAGATATCCAGATGACTACGAGGCAAAACTTTATGTAGATGAGTTAACTGAAGATAGAGAAATTACCTTACAGGATAAATCTGGTACTATTGCCTTATTGTCTGATCTAGAGAATATTGATTTAACATATACAAATCTTACACCAATGCCAAATGAAGTAGGTGGTTTGGAAATTGGAACAACTTTTGACAGTGTTTCATTTGAAGATATGTTTACATCCTTATTATATCCTTATCAATACCCATCTTTTTCTAATTTTTATATTAGTGAACTACCAAGTACAATTTTAGAAGTTGGAGATTCTATTCCATCAGGCGACAAAACATTTGTGTGGTCTACATTGAATAATTATAATATTGCTGATAGTAGTATTACAATAACAAATGGAAGTGATATTCTTGTTGAAAATATTGATAATGATGGATCAGAAGTTATTAATTTTTCATCACCTATTACTAAAGCATCTAGTGGATACGAAACATTTAAGATAGTTGGTAATAACACAAAATCTCAGTCATTTGAAAGAAATTACTATGTAAATTGGAGATGGAAAACATATTATGGTACTAATTCATCTTCAACTATTAACGAATCAGATGTGAAAAATTTACAAAGTAAACAGTTGGAAAGTAATTTTTCAGGAAATAAATCATTTTCTGCTGGAGATTACAAATATATTGTTTATCCTGTGGTATTTGGGCAAAAATCATCATTCTTTGATCAATCAACAGGATTTGTAGTTGCTATGGAAGCACCATATATTATTGAAATTACAAATGATTATGGAATTTCTACTGATTATTATGTACACAGAACAACAAATACGATTGTCGGCACAATCACTATTGGAGTAAGTTAATATGGCACAAATTCCTGGCGCAGTAAATTTAACAGGTATGATAGCACCTACGGATTCGCAAGATGTATATCCAACCCACTCCAGTGAATATGGATTGGGCGGTTACAGAGAAGTAGTAGATCAGACAGAACGTGATTCTATACCCCTTCAACGTAGAACGTATGGAATGATGGTATTTCAACAAAGTGACGGAAAGATTTATCAACTTGGCAGTGGACTTACAAATTCGGATTGGAGTGAGTTTGTATTAACATCAACAACAGATGATCTAGTAGAAGGTTCAACTAATCTTTACTATACAGATGCGCGTGTGCAAACAGTTATAGATAATAATACATCAGGATTTTTAACTTCTTATACAGAAACAGACCCCATCTTTAGTGCAAGCGATGCGGCAAGTATTACTTCGACTGATATATCAAATTGGAAAACAGCACATGGATGGGGAGATCATGGGGTAGAGGGATATGCTACAGAAACATATGTCAATACGCAAGTTGCTAATTTAGTTGATACTGCACCAGCAGCACTAGATACCTTAAATGAACTAGCAGCAGCACTTGGCGATGACCCTAATTTTGCCACAACTGTAACAAATAATATTGCTACAAAAGTAAGTAAATCTGGTGATACTATGACAGGTCCTTTGGTTCTTAGTGGACCACCCACACTTGGTTCACATGCGATTACGAAGGATTATGTAGATTCTGCTGTTAATAGTGTCTCTAGTACAGTTAATTCTCTTGTAACAGATGATATTTCAGAAGGATCAATTAATTTATGGTATACAGATGCCAGAGTTGATGCACGAATTCCAACAAAACTTTCAGATTTTACAAACGATGTTGGTTACTTGACAAGTGAAACTGATAGTCAAACACTAACATTCAATAGTCCTAATTTGACCATCAGTAATGGCAACAGCGTAGATTTATCAGCATTGTTGGACGATACAAATACAACGTATAGTGCAGGTAGTGGTCTTAATTTAACTGGAACTGAATTTAGTATTGATAATACAGTAGCATTAAAAACTGAATTATTCAGTGGAGATTACTCAGATTTAACAAATATTCCAAGTGATCTAGTGACAGTCTTTGATTTGGAGCAATATCTTGGAGATAGTTCTATTGATGGTACAATTGGAAATACAGTAATTTCTAGAATTAATAGATCATTGGACTATGCTAAAGATTATACAGATGATGAAATTGCAGCAATCGTAATACCAACAAACATTAGTTCATTTACAAATGACAGTGGATATATTACAGGATATACAGAAACTGACCCAACTGTTCCTTCTCATGTAAAATCGATAACAACTACTGAAAAGTCTAATTGGAATACGGCATTTGGATGGGGAGATCACTCAACCCAAGGTTATCTAACAAGTGAAACTGATCCTATCTTTGCAGCAAGTGATGCTGCGAGTATTACTTCTATTGATATTGGAAATTGGAATACTGCGTATGGATGGGGAGATCATAGTGTAGAAGGATATGCTACTGAAACATATGTTAATACAGCGGTAGCAAATGTTATTGATACTGCGCCCACTACATTGGATACCTTAAATGAATTGGCAGCAGCACTTGGTGATGACCCTAACTTTGCTACAACCATTACTAATGCTATTGCCACAAAAGCAGATTCTGTAGATTTAAATACAAAAGTTTCTAAATCTGGCGATACAATGACAGGTGGACTTACTTTTGGTAATAATAACAAACTTACACTTGGTGGATTTAATGCATTACAATTGTATGCTACAGGAACCAACAGTTTAGTTTTTAACAATATTGGTGATCTTTATTTCTATAATAATGTTGATGATCGTAGTATTATTTTTAGAACAGATAATGGTAGTGGTGGGACAGCAAACTATATTATTGCTAATGGCGCAACTGGTAGTGTTGAACTTACACATTATGGCACAGAAAAATTTAAAACTACATCTAGTGGTGGCGAATTGTCTGGAAACTTAGTATTATCGGCAGCACCCACAGCGAATGATCACGCAGTTAGAAAAGATTATGTAGATAACGCATTAAGTAGTGTAAGCACAGCGGTTGGAAATCTAGATACAGATGATGTTCCAGAAGGAACAAGTAATCTATATTATACAGATGAACGTTCAAGAGAATCAATTTCGGTTAGTGGGTCTCTAGGATATAACAGTAATACTGGTGTTATATCATATACTCAACCAACAAATGTGAGCGCATTTACAAATGACAGTGGATACTTAACATCTTATACAGAAACAGACCCAACTGTTCCTTCTCATGTAAAATCGATAACAACTACTGAAAAGTCTAATTGGAATACGGCATTTGGATGGGGAGATCACTCAACCCAAGGATACTTAACATCTTATACAGAAACAGACCCTATTTTTACAGCAAGTGATGCTGCGAGTATTACTTCTATTGATATTGGAAATTGGAATACTGCGTATGGATGGGGAGATCATTCAACTCAAGGATACTTAACATCTTATACAGAAACAGACCCAACTGTTCCTTCTCATGTAAAATCGATAACAACTACTGAAAAGTCTAATTGGAATACGGCATTTGGATGGGGAGATCACTCAACCCAAGGATATCTAACAAGTGAAACTGATAGTCAAACACTAACATTTAATAGTCCAAACCTGAGTATTAGTAATGGTAACACTGTTGATCTATCAGCACTATTAGACGATACGGATACAAATACATACCTACAATCACTTGGTTTTAATCTACAAAATGGCGTATTAACAGCAACATTAAATGATTCTTCGACTGTAACAGTTGATCTAGATGGTAGATATTCAACAACAGACACAACATATTCCCAAGCAACAAGCACAACACTTGGATTGGTAAAAGTTGGATATTCTGAAAATGGTAAAAATTATCCAGTAGAACTTTCAAACGGTCAAATGTTTGTAAATGTTCCTTGGACTGATACAAATACTGATACAGACAACTATGTAGATAGTGTTGCGTTCAATACAACCAATGGTATTCTTACATTAGGAAGAACAGGCGCATTAGCAAACTTAACAGTTGATTTAGACGGAAGATACTCTACAACAGACACAAATACAACGTATAGTGCAGGTAGTGGTCTTAATTTAACTGGAACTGAATTTAGTATTGATAATACAGTAGCATTAAAAACTGAATTATTCAGTGGAGATTACTCAGATTTAACTAATAAACCTACTATTCCAACAATACCAACAAATGTTAGTTCATTTACAAATGACGCTGGATATTTAACATCTCATCAATCACTAACAAATTATGCTACAAAAACATATGCAGATAACGCAGCAGCGGATGCGGTTGCGAACATAGTTGATACTGCACCAGCAGCACTAGATACACTAAACGAACTAGCAGCAGCACTTGGTGATGACCCTAACTTTGCTACGACTGTATCTACGGATATAGGCACAAAAGTATCAAAAACGTCAGCACAAGCATTACGCGCAACTAATGCGCTAACAGTATCAAATGATACGATCACAATCCACAAAGGTGATGGTACATCAGAATCTGTATCGATTTCGGATGCTAACACATGGAGACCAATTCATGATACACCTGTAAATGGTGCTACGACAACATCAATTTCATCAAATTGGGCATTTGATAATGTTAAAACAGCAGTTCCATCAGGAGCAGTGTTTACAGATACAAATACAACATATACTGCTGGAAATGGATTACAACTTGTTGGCACAGAATTTAGTATGAGCGGAAGTTATTCTGGAACTTTCACAGCATCTGGAGATATCTGTGCGTATGGTACAGTTTCTGATAGACGACAAAAAGAAAATGTGATAAAATTAGAAAACGCACTAGACAAAGTGAATCAGTTAAACGGTTATACCTTTAATTATATTGGCAAAGAAGATCGCATGACTGGTGTAATGGCACAAGAAGTAGCAGAAGTATTGCCAGAGGCAGTATTTGAAACAAAAGCATTTGGTGCTGAAGAATCAACTATGGCAGTTCGTCATGGTAATATGGTTGGTTTATTGATTGAAGCAATTAAAGAACTAACTGAACAAAATCGTCAAATGGCAGAAGAAATAAAACAGTTAAAAAATAAACCATAGCGTTAAGTAAAGATACTTTTACGATAAATAAATGAGTAAGGAAAAAACCTTGCTATTAACGTTAATAAAAATAAGGAGTTCCATAACATGGCATTACCAGCAACCGGGTCGTATATTACGATGGGTACAGTACGTAACTATTTTGGTCTATCAGGCACAATTTGTCTATCAACACTAGGTTCGTATATTTCACCATCAGTGACATCAAATATTAAACTTTCTGCAACTTTCGGCGGTTGGCAGAATCCTAACTCAACAGGTGCATCATAAGCATAAATGAGTAAAAATAAATAATAGGTGTTGTTGATTTTTCTTGACAACACCTAATATTTAACTATTATAAAATTTAATTAAAAACTTAATGTAAACTCAAACACAGGAGAAAACTATGAGTATCAGAACACGATTTGAAATTGAAACATTTCTTTTGGGATCACACCCAACAGCAGCACGTCAAGCACAGCAACTAGTAACAGAACTAGAACAGGCACGTGCACAAAACCACCCAGACCTTCCAATTCTAGAAGCAGTATATAATGATTTTGCAGCAGCAAATGATGTAGAAGCACTTCTAGGTAGTATTGAAGATAGTGAAGAAGAGTATTGGGTAAAGCGTCTTTCACGCCTAGCAGCAATCGATATCCTTACAATTGGTAAAGTACAACCAGAGCATATGAACTATATGGCATCACTAAATGATGATGCATTCGCAGCATGTGTAAAGGGTGCGGCAGCATTGGCAAAAACATTGAATGATCAAGTTCGTGAAATCGAAGCAGAATTGGATCAAGATTTAGCAGACTAATTTTGAAATGGTTTCAATACCAACATACTATCACAAAGTTAAGAAAAATGCTGTAATAGCAATATGCGTTCCTGTGCGAGATATTGTTACCGCATCATTTTCCTATAGTCTCGCCATGCTCATGAAGAAATGTGGCGAGACTGGTAGGAAAGTGACATTACATATGGTAATGGGTAGCGAGATATCGTCACAAAGACAGCAGTTGGTAGAACAAGCACTAGAAACAAATGCCACACATATCTTATGGTTAGATAGTGACATGAAATTTCCTATAGATATAATAGATAGATTATTATCACATGATAAAGATATTATCGCATGTAACTATAGCACACGTGTTCCACCTCACCGTCCAGTAGCATTCACTTCTAGTATTGATATGGACGCAAGACTTAACAAAAAAGATGGAACATCCCAAGTTTTTGCCGTTGGTATGGGATGTATGTTAGTAAATATAGATGTATATAAAAACATTTCAAGACCTTTTTTTAGTGTAAGTTGGAATGACGACTACACAAGTTTAGAAGGCGAAGATTTATATTTTTGTAAAAAAGCAAGCAAAAATAATTATAATATATGGATTGACAATGAAGCAAGTCAATTGGTAGCGCATGTAGGAACACATGCGTATACATTAAAAGGAGATTGTATATGATAGAAATTTCAAGTTCAGAATTGCTATCTTTTAAAGGACAGAGTGTAATTACTCCATGGGATAGATTGAAAAAGCATATTTTTCAAGAATACCCACGTTGTACAATTGATCCTAGTGAAGTAAAAACAGAAGATGATTATCTAAGAATTGCTAGTGATTATAGTGACAAAGATGATATGGTATGGATTGTTAAGTCTGATGCCAAAGTTCGTGAAGATTTCCCTTGGCACTTTAGACCAAGTGATCTTGGTAGAAACTTTATTCACTATTTTCCAAAAACAACAAAAAGATCAAAGCGTGTTATCGAATGGGGTGATGTTACTCTGGTACCAACAGGTGGTGTTCATCATGGTACGTTTGAGAATAAAATTATTTCAGCATATCATGAGGCAGATTTTGATATTGTTATGATTAGTTTCCACGAACAGGAAGCAGATGAAAAATTCTTAGCACTAAAAGAGCGTTTTCCAGATATTAAGCATGTTAAAAATGTTAAAGGTATTGCAGCAGCACATAAAAAGGCAGCACAAATCGCAGAAACAGATATGGTTTGGATTGTAGACGCAGACACTGACGTTCTAGATTCTTTTAAGTTCGATTATTCACCACCATTGGCAAACAGAAAGAATACAACATATACTTGGTTTGCTAGAAATCCTATCAACGATTTGGAATACGGTTATGGTGGTATCAAATTATTCCCACGTGATCAATTATTAGAAATGGGACATGAATTACCAGACTTCTCTACAGGATCAGCATTTTATCAACCAGTAAAAGATGTAGCAAGTGTTACAGCATTCAATAAGGACCCATTCCGCACATGGCGTAGTGCGTTCCGTGAATGTGTTAAACTTTCAAGTGGTATTAACCCAAATAATCCTGTTGATGAAACAGTAGAAAGATTAGAAGCATGGTGTACAGTAGACAACGGTGCACGTTTTGGTCGTTATTGTATCAAGGGTGCTTTAGAAGGAAAAGCATACGGTGAAGAAAACAAAGACGATGTTACCGCACTGAATAAAATCAATGATTTTGAGTGGTTGCGCCAGAGATTTGTTGAAAGTATGCGCAATAATCAAATTAAACCTTGATTATAAAGTATCTAACCAATTAGAGCCATCCATGGAACAATTTTCATGGATGGTTTTTATTTTTTTAATTACATCTTTTTTCATAAGTTGTGCTTTCACGCCCGGATGTAATGGTCTAGGCCAATTTCCTAGTTTAACCCACGCATATCCATCACTTTCATTATTTAAAACTGGTATAAATTCTTGATATACAGTTACTACAAATGATGTATATACAAACTTTTTGTCTGGACTTGTAAATGAATCGAGTGGATATATTTTCTCTACACTTGGAATCATTCCAATTTCTTCATCTAACTCACGAAGTAGAGTTTCAATAGGACGCTCTTTTTTTTCTGCTTTTCCACCAAAATATCCCCATGTTCTAGGGTGTGGACTATCACTACTTCTTTGTTGTAATAAAACTCTTCCAGTATCAACTGCCAAAAAGATACAACCGCTTGCTTGTATCATTATAAGTACAATCTCCAAAAACCAGGATTGTATATACCTTCGTGACTGTTAACCCAATCTGATCCTGTCCATTCCAATTGATCATCACTTTTTAAATTGTGGACATATTCCTTTGTGGGTACAGATTTACTATCAAAGACTACGTTCCATCCACTTCCATTGTATTCAATAATGTCGTTTTTATTTGCGACAACTCCCCACGTAGAAGGTGAATCACTCATAAGTAACCATCTATCGCCAAGTGTTGCATTTGGAACACTACCATCTCCTGGGTAGTTGTTTTGTGGATTAACTACACCATTGATTGGTTGTAGTGTATTGGATGGTAAAGTATCAACATCAACATCTACGATAAGTGCGTTTTCATTATTATCGTCAATCATTAGTCTACCAATAACATCATGGTCAAGTGATCCTGGATTATTTGACTTTCTTAAACGTATTTGACTGATGCCATCACGTAGTTCGCCAAACTTTTCAAGATGCTTTTGCCATTTTAATAGGTTACCGTCACTATCATAATTACTCCCAACACTACTTAATAGATATGCTTTTCCATTTTCATATTTTAGTTTCATATCTTCAAATGTTGTAATGATATAATTTACATTTTCAACATTTAGCGGTAATCCTTCTAAACTTTCAAGTTCATCACCTGACATTGTTTCTAGTTGATTGATAATTGTATGAATAATACGCTGTTGTTTTACTTTTGCTGGTGGTGTAATTAAAATAGGAATCGTGAAAGTGAGTGTAGATACATCTATAATATCATCAATACTACTTTGTACGCTTCTACTACTCCAAATACTATTTGTCATTTCTACGTATCCAAAAGCAGTCCAATCAAACGCATTACTACTTGTTCTGATGTTTAGTGTAGGATTGAAAAGAACCATAATTTGCTCTAGTAGTTGTAATTTCTGATCTGTGTTTGAAGTCCAAATATCACAGTTCATTACTAGATTGTATGGAACAGGCATATGACGCTCAATGGTGTATGTATTTCCAACTTCATTTAAGTATTCGCCAGTATTGTCGTCATATTTCTTTTCACGAACTTGAACTTTATCAACGTGTGTTTGATCAACACGTCTTTCTGGTGCCATATTAAGATCAGTTACATAACAACTGATAAAAGGAACAGTGTTTACGATATTCTCACTATTTTCACGTGTAATATGTGCTGCCATACGATTGATATCACCATATCTTACAGGAACTTGTTGGAACAATGGCAGTTTATCATCAGTATATCCCATTTGTACACTAAATCCACCGAATAGACGGATAAATTGTTGAATATATCTTCTGATTTGTTTATCATAAAAAAATTGTTGTGCCATTATTCAAAATCACTCTTTGGTTTGATAACTTGTGACAATGGTTGGCGTTCTGGGAATTCTTGATTGTCAATAACTGTTGTATTTTCGTTATTTACAAACTGACCAGCATTGTATGTTTTGTCTGCCCATTCATTGTTTTCAATATTATCGTATAATCTATGCCAACGTGAACCACGAAATACAAAAAGTCTATTTGGGTTAAAATCTGTTCTTACAAAATATGTACCGTCATTTGGTTGTTGTGGGAATTGATCACCACTTTCTAGTGTTTCACCATGGTCATATTCTTCTTTGGGTGTATCTTCCCCAAAAAGATGATCTATAAGTGGAATTCCTAGTGGATCATTATCTTCTGCACTTTTGATAATCGCATTTGAAATGTCCATTTCTGTTCTGTAAGAACTAATATCATTTTTAAGTGAATTTTCATCACTTGCTGTACCTAAAATATCTGCGTATTCTTGTGTATCTGTTAGTGGTGCTACTTTTACTCTCCAAATATGAGGATACCATGTTTGTGAGAAACCTTCACTGCCCCTAGCAGCATCTTGAACAACATAAAATTTGTTTACGGCATCTCTTTCTGCATTTAGTAGTAGTTCATCTCTTAAATGTGGTAATTCAAGTACATCACCTGGCATTAGTTTTCTATTTAATCTCTCTACCATATCATTGATATGGAATGTAATGAATAGTGTATCATTTGTAAGAAATAGACCAAACTGTGTTAGGTCAAAATCATTGTCACTTACATTGTATACACCACGTAATTCATATACATCGCTATCGTATTTACGATCACGATTTTCCATAAACAATAAGTCTTGGATTTTCGTTTCGTCGATCAGTGAATCAGGATTAATTTCTTCGCCTGATACAAAATCTGTTTGTTGACCACTGCCATAGTTAGGTTCACTTGCGTCTCCACTATCTACAATCGACTTTGGACCGATATATTTGTGTACATGGACTGCGGTTCCACCAATAAGAAACTGTTCACGAATATTCCTATCCATGAATTTGTAATCATTTCCTTTGTTTGGTTTGTATAAACTTAATCTTGGCATAAAAAACCCCTTTATTGTAGTATTTAGTCTAAAAACAAAGGATTTGACAAATAGTTTGATATATAATACTATCAAAATGGAAAAAACGAATCAGAGGTACGAGAATGTCTAGAAAAACAGTAAAAATACCAAAAAAGAGCGCAAAATCGCGTGTAAATCGAAAGCTTGGTTTTGAAGAACCATCTTTTGATGGGTATGAGCGTTGGAATGGCGAAAAGTATCACCGATTTGTAGAAAAATACAAATGGATGTACTATTCACAATCTAATACAAAAGAATTTGTAGGATTCATTGTAGAATGGATGCAAGAGCATCAGTATTCAAAGTCTGATATTAGTATTGTTATGCGTTCAAAGCATATTTCTGATAATACAGCAATTCTTTGTCGTTTAAGAACACTTGGTATGCCCTCTTTCAATAAAAAGCAAGATGAATATTGGCAGAGTTTGCCAGGAACTTCTGGCGGTATGTCAGATGTTGATGAACGTATCAAGAATCATATTTCTGATCTTGTTAATAGAAATAATGTTGTTGAGACAGTAGAAAAACCAAAAACTACCAATAAACCATCTATTCAAGAGAACATAAAAGCAAAGGCATACTCTATGGCAGAGTGTGTTGAAAAGGTTTTAGATGAATATACAAAAAACCCTGTTCAAAAGAAGTTTAAATCATTTGATCCATTAAAAGAATTCAAGCGTTTGATGGTAAAGGCAACACATGCGCGACATATTCGTGAATTTTATCGTGAAGAATATGAAGAAATAAAAAAGTTAATGAGTATGCCTACTTCTACTGAATTGAAAAAGATGAATGCCCAAGAAAAAGATGATTGGCAACAATTGGCAGAGGGATATTCTCATATGAGTAATAGGGAAGTAAAAGTTTACTTTGATTTCTTCACAAAACTTATGGATGCTCTTGATCAAATTGAAGAAGAAACAAAGGCACACCGTAAACCACGTAAAGTAAAACCAAAACCACCTTCGAAGTTGGTTGAAAAATTAAAGTATCTCGAAAAATCAGACGAATATGGTGTTGAAAGTGTTAATCCAGAAAAAATCATTGGTGCAATGGGGATTTTGGTGTTTAACTGTAAGAACAGAAAGTTAGGTTTTTATATTTCTAAAGGAGACAGTGGTCTTAGTGTTAGAGGAACGACTATTATTGGATTTGATGAAAAGAATAGTGTTCAAAAAACAGTTAGAAAACCAAAAGATGTGATTAAAAAGATTGCAAAGGCAACAAAGTCACGTTCTGTAAATCAATTTAAAGATTTAACAACCACAGAAACTAAAATGAATGGTAGGATAAATGGTGATACTGTTATTTTGGCAATCTATAGTAAATGATTTCCAGAAGTACAGTTTTCTACACAAACTGGGCTTGGGTTATTTTCCCATCCATCGTAAAATGTATATTCTGTAAATAGTTTGTCTTTTATAATATCATTAAATTTATGTTTTTTAAGATCATTCCAATCTGGGTGATCTTTATTTTTATTATTGAACATATTATCGGTAATTGTTATATTTTCTTTCGGCATGATTGGTTTGTATATTTGACTAAAATAGCAACAAGGCCAGACTTTAAGATATTCATCAATATAATATATTCTTTTTTTATCTGAATGAACTTCGCAGTATATTTTTTTCATCCCCATAATAATCCTCTAATATAGTTTAAATCTTTTAACACATTTTCTTTATTATGGTCTGAAATTAGTCCCCAATGTCTATCATTGAATTTATATTTAAAAGGAATTCTGTGTAAAATAGCATATCCAAATGCTTTGAACAATTGATGGTGATTCCATTCAAAAATTATAAAACTCCAAAACCCACGTCCATCATTTTCAAACCAAGTGTTCATGTTTTTCCATGCTTTTTCAAAATTTACGTTTTCTCTGTATTTTTCATTTGTATCTGCGTCTAAACCATCTATCCCCCATTGGATTAGGACATTTTTATTAGAGGCATGTTTCTTATAAAAAGATTCATTTCTTAATCCACCATTTGTGTGAATTTCTACAATGAACTTATTTGTTATAATATCTATTATTTGATCAATATGTGGATGCATCATAGGATCACCATATTCACCACACAACACAATAAAGTCTATGACATCTTCATCTAAATTTTCTACAATTGATTTTATATCATCTACATCTACGTGGTGAACTACCAGCCAATCTACAGTTTTTCCTGTTTCTGGATCAGTTCTAAGACATGATCTACAAGATGCTTGGCAATGTGTGGTTATTTCTATTTCTACAGCGTTTTTCATTATGGTAATATTTATAAATACTATATAAGGAGACTTTGGCATGAGTGTAAAAAATGATCTAATTAAAGAAATGGAATTACGTCTTGGTGGCGGTATGGTTGATGTTGAACTTGACCCAGAGCATTATGAGTTGGCGATTAGTAAAGCATTGGCAAAATATAGACAACGAGCAGAAAATGCAGTTGAAGAAAGTTTTGTATTCCTACAATTATTGCCAGATATTAATGAATATACACTGCCAAAGGAAATTATCGAAGTAACAGATATTTACAGACGTACTACTGGTGTAAGCAGTGGCACAGGTAATGATATTGAACCATTCCAAGCAGCATTTATGAACACATATCTACTAGGATCAAGTCGTAATGGTGGATTGGCAACATTCGATTTTTTACAACAAAATCGTGAAACGATGGGTAGACTATTTGGTGCCGAAATTATCTTTACGTGGAGAAAACAAGATCATAAGTTACTTTTACACAGAAAAATTAAAGCAGAAGATAATTGTATGCTAAAAGTTTACAATTATAGGCCAGATGATAACCTTATTGAAGATCAGTATGCAGGTCCGTGGTTGAAAGATTATGCGTTTGCTCATGCTAGACTAATGTTGGCAGAAGCGCGTGGTAAGTTTTCACAAATCGCTGGTCCACAAGGTGGAACAACAATGAATGCTGATCAGTTGCGCACAGATGCCCAACAAGATTTGGATAAATTGGAAACAGAGTTAACACTTTACAATGATGGTAGTTCTGGATTAGGGTTCATCATCGGTTAAAAACTATATACTTAATTCTATTTGGGGGTGTTTTTGCGAACATTTCACTAAATACTGATAGAATATAGTATTCTATTACATGTAAAAAGAGTATATAAAGGAGAACTCCAAAATGGCAAATCTAGTTTCACCTGGCGTGAAAGTATCGATCACCGATGAATCAGCATACGGTTCAGCAGGTGCAGGCACAGTTCCAATGATTTTTGTGGCAACAGCATCAAATAAAGTTGACCCAACAGGAACTAGTGATATCGCAGAATTCACAAAGCCAGAAAATGCAGGTAAACCAGTTCTAGTTACTTCTCAGCGTGAACTAACACAGTACTTCGGTAACGTAGACTTCCGTAAAGTAGGTGGTAGTGTTGTTCAAGGTGATGAAACAAACGAATACGGTTTATTGGCAGCATATTCATTCCTAGGTCAGTCAGCAGGCGCATATGTTGTTCGCGCAGACTTTGACCTATCATCAGTACGTCCACTATCAAATGAACCAAAAGGTCCAGCAGCAGTTGGTACATTCTGGTTCAACCCATCAAACAGTAACTTCGGTATGTTTGAGTACACAGCAGCAGGCTGGGCGGCAGTAACACCAACAGTGGAAATCACTGCAGGTGGTGCTCCAACAGCAGCAGCAGTTGAGGGCGAATATCTAGTACAAATCGATGTAGACGGTGGCGTTACAAGCGTAAACTATCTAGTTGGTGACGATAGCCCAGCGTGGATTGCGGCAACAGCAACATTCGCACCACACTACAGTGAACCATCAGCACCATCAGTTGGTGATGTATGGGTTAAAACAACACAACCAGGTGGTGGTGTAGATTTTGATATCAGATTGTTCACAGCGGGTGCAGGTGACTTCGTAGCACAAGAAGTACTATACGCACAAGACGCAGCACCAACAGGTGTATCATCAGACACATTCCAAGACGGTACAGCAGGTTCAGCACGTTCATTAGCAGAAGGTGATATTTGGTTAGATCAAGAAAATTCATCACTAATTATCAAAAAATGGACAGACGATGCGTGGGCAAACTTTGGTACAGACGTACAAGTTTCAGAACCAAAAGGTGACGCAGTAGATGGTACAGTGTGGTTTGACCCAGATATCAACGAATTGGCAATTTTCGAAGTTGCTAATGATGGTGGTACACAAAAATGGGTTCGTGTAACAGACGTAGCATACACAACATCAGCACCAGCAGTAGGTGCAGTAGGCGCATATTGGATCGATACTGACGCAGATGGTTACCCAGTAATCTATCGCTCAAATGGTTCGGCATGGGTACTAAAAGATAACGCAGACCAAACAACATCAAACGGTGTGGTATTTGGTGATATTACAGCAAACGACACAGCAAACGGCAGTTTCGTGGCAGCAGAGGATGTACTAGCAGGCGGTCCAAACCCACTAGTATTCCCAACAGGAACAACAGGTATCAATATGTGTCGTTCAGGCGGTACAGTTCGTATCTATGACGCTTCATTAGGCACAGCATGGAAGTGGAGAAATCTGGCACCGGCACAAGCAAATGGTGCAGGTTCATTTGGACGTAAGGCACAACGTGCGGTTGTAGTACAAGCACTACAAGCATCAGCACTAGCAAGCGAACTACGCCAAGAAACTCTAACATTCCGTCTAATCGCAGCACCTGGTTACCCAGAAATGTTTGATGAGATGACAGCACTAAATGCAGATCGTGGTGATTCAGCATTTGTAATCGTAGACGCTCCATTCCGTAAAAATCCAACAGATATTATCACATGGATTGACGGTACAGAAGCAACAGAAAACGGTGAAGATGGTCTAGTAGGTCGTAACAAATACGCAGCAGCATACTATCCAAGTGTTCTAACAACAGACCCAACAAGTGGCGCAAGTGTAGTTGCTCCAGCATCACACGCAGCACTTTATACATATGCTTATAATGACAACGTATCATACCAATGGTTCGCTCCAGCAGGTCTAACACGTGGCGTTGTATCAAACGCATCAAATGTTGGTTATCTAAACGACGAGGGTGATTTCGTGGCAGTAGCACTAACACAAGGTTCACGTGACGCAATGTACAACAAGAACCTAAACCCAATCGCACGTTTCCCAACAGAGGGTATCGTGGTATTCGGTCAGAAGACACTTTCACCAATCGCATCAGCGCAAGATCGTGTAAACGTTTCTCGTCTAGTAGCATATCTAAATGAGCGTTTCAACGTAATCGCACGTCCGTTCCTATTTGAACCAAATGATGAGCCAACACGCACAAACGCAAAGGCACTATTTGATGGTTTCATGGGCAATATTCTAGCACAGCGCGGCGTATATGACTTCCAAGTTGTATGTGATGAAACAAACAATACACCAGCACGTATTGACAGAAATGAACTATGGATTGATGTAGCAATCGAACCTACAAAGGGTGCGGAATTCATCTACATTCCAGTTCGTCTTGTGAATACTGGTGAACTATCATAATACAAATTATGATTTAATTTAAACACTAATTAAGGACAGATTTAATCTGTCCTTAATTTTTTTATGTGTTTTGTATAAATACATTATATAAGATAATCTAATAAAGGAGATTTAACATGGCTGTAACTACAAACTTTGGTGTACCAACTTCTGACGAAAGTGGTGCAACACTAATGCCAAAACTACAATATCGTTTTCGTGTAACATTTACAGGTTTAGGCGTAGACGGTGGTTCAACTTCTTTTGTTACTCGTAATGTTGTGAGTGTAACACGCCCAGCAGTAGATCATGATGATGTAACAATCGATACATATAATTCAAAAATTCGTCTAGCAGGCAAGCACATGTGGCAAGACGTTACACTAGTTCTACGCGATGACGTACAAAGTCTAGTGGTAAGTAAACTAAATCAACAAATGCAAGAGCAGTTAGATCATGAAACGCAGTCATCACCAACTGTTGGCGCAGCATCATATAAATTTGGTATGAAAATCGAAACACTTGATGGTGGAAATGATGGATCAGAATCAGTTCTAGACACATGGACAATGGCGGGTTGCTTTATTCCAAGTCTACAATTTGGTGATCTAAACTACGCAACAAGTGATGTTGTTCAGGTAACGGCAACTATTCGTTATGATAACGCATCATATGAAGGTACACTTGTTGGTGATAGCGCAGTAGCAACAACAAAAGACCAAAACTAATTTTTGAGAGTTAAAAATGTCTTTTTTGTATAAGAACCGCGCGTCTCACGTTTATTTTGGGGGTGAAACTCCATCTAGTGGCACGGCCATGAGCGCAGTTCCAAGAAACAAATTTGACTTTCAAGTAGAAGTAAAGTTTTCAGGCTCCTTATCGAGCCTGAAACTTAATAGAATAAGTGAAGTACAGTTACCAAGTCATATTTTTAAAACGGTAGCATTAAATCAATATAATAGAAAAAGAATTACAAACGTTGGTGTAGATTATACACCTGTGTATTTTGTGGCATATGATACATATGACAATTTTATCCAAGAACGTTTACTAAAACCATACGCAGATTACTACTACAAGGGCGTTGGTACATCAACTGGAACAGTAGAAAAAAATTATAGTGATATTGTAAATGAATTTTTTCTTGGGAATAGTGGAAAAGGGTTAAACATAGTTCCACGTAAAAACTTTATTGAGCAAATTGACATAATTAGAAGTGGAACAACCACATCATTGTTTGCTCCTATGATTACAGGCGTTTCAGCAGATACACTATCTTATGATAGTAGTGCTCCTGTACAATACAGAATCGAATTAGCATATGAAGGGTACAATGTTTCTACGTCTGGTAAACCATTTGACGGAGAATAAAAATGCCAAAATTTCAAAATGGTGAATATGTGCCGCAGAACGCCAACAAGTATGTTGGTAAAAAATTTCCAAGATATCGCAGTGGTTGGGAATTGGCAGTTTTCCGTATGTGCGATAATCATCCATCAGTTATAAAATGGGGCAGTGAAACGCATAGAATTCCATATAAAAATCCACTCACTGGAAAAAATACAACATATGTTCCAGATTTACTAATGGTATATCAAGATAAAAATGGAAACAAACATGCTGAAATGGTAGAAATCAAACCAAGTAAGCAGATGATGGAAAATGCTAAAACACAACATGATAAAATGCACGCAGTTGTAAATGCTGCCAAATGGGAAGCAGCACGTGCTTGGTGTAAAGCAAATGGATTGGGTTTTCGTGTCATCACAGAAAATCAAATTTTCAATAAACCTCAAAATAGTAAAAGGAGGAAAAAGAGATGACACTACCAATAGCATTATTTTTAAGTGTTTTTGTTGTTGAGACAGAAAGAACTATGTCTACAACATCACAAATGAGATTTGAAACAATCGAAAAGTGTGAAAACTTTATTTTATATATGAGTTCTGGATATCCATATCATAGAAATGATCAAGGCGCACTTGTATTGACAAATCCAGAAAATGGAAACATTATTACGGCAAGATGTTACGAGGACTAATATGACAAAAAAATTAGAAGAAGAATTTAACTTACCTGATATCGAAGATTTAAAATATGATTTCGAAGAAGAGATTGAAGAAGAACCTGATTTAGATGAACTTAAAAATCAGATCACGGTTTCACAATCTGAAATGGAGATGAGCAAAAAAGTTGACGCGGCACTTCCAATTGTAGAAGGTATGGAAACTCTTGAACGTGAAATGGATGAATATGCTGATAAAGCAATGGATGCTTTTCAAGAACTTATTGATCTTGGTAAAAATGTAGAAGATCGACATGTTGCTCCAATTTATGATAGTGCTAGTAAAATGCTAACAGCAGGATTACAGGCAAAGCAAGCAAAATTGGATAAAAAACTAAAAATGGTAGAACTCCAAATGCGTAAGCAGAACCTTGATATGAAACAAAAAGAATTATCGGAAAAATTGAAGTCAAAATATGGTGATGAAGATGCAACAGAAGTCGAGGGTAGAATTGTGGGTGATAGAACACAGATGCTTGCTGAAATTATGAAAAATATGAAACAAAACGATAAATAACTATATTAGGAGATTCATATAATGAAGTCATTTACACAATATTTAACAGAGTCTAAACAATCATGGTCTTGGAAGATCAAGATGGCAAAAGAGCCAACTGATCGTGATATGGAGAGAATCGAAAGGCACTTATTAAAGTATGATGTTAAAAAAGTTTCAGCACCAAAGAAACTTATGCTACAATCATCGCCAGTTGATTTCCCTAATTTACGTGGTTATGAAATCTTTGTAGTAGAATTTGAAACAAACATTCTTGCTAGTGGTTTTCAAATTCAGATTGAATTACAAGATATGTTAGGTCTAAACGATGGTATCCTTAAAGTAAAGGGTGCGCATGAACCAGATGAAGTTGAGACGAAAGATGTAGAGAGTATACTGGCAGACGCTGAATACAAGGACGCGGAAAAAGTAAATGGCGAAGATTATTACGGTGATAAGTTCAACAGTGGTTTTGTAAAAGAATTACTGAAGCTACGTAAAGATAAGGAGAAAGACGATGAGTGATATGGACAGAATTCTAAAACTTGCAGGTCTGGCTACAAAAAACGTAGCAGAAGAAGCAGTAAATGAATGTGATTGTGATTGCGGTGAAACACCATGTAAAGCATGTGGTAAAGATCATCACGCAACAAGTGAAGCACGTGATCTAAAAGATGGCGTTGAAGAAGCAGTGGGTGATTTTGCTGACCCAATTCTTGATCTGATTGATGAAGTTGGATCACATCAAATTGTGTTGGATGAATTAATTCGTTACTTAGACGGTGATACAATTGAAGATTTTGTAGCAGACTTCCGCAGACACAATGATATGAATATGGAAGAAGCAGAACTGTCAGAAGAAGAACTAGCAGAAGCAATTCCTTATATGTATAAATTACATAAGGATGGAAAAAGTCATGAAGAAATTGCTAAAGAACTGAAAATGTCAGTTAAAGCAGTTAAAGATGCGATGAGTAAAACAGACGAGGCAATCAATGAAGGTTGGTGCGCCGTTTGTTTAGAAAGTCCATGTGCTTGTACAGATTCTGCAATTGCAGAAGGTGGACACAAAGATGAAATTATTGATGACGCACAAAGCATGGACCTAGAAGATTTTTGTGATAAACATGAGGGTTATGGCATGGATCGTGAAGAATGTGTCGCACAATGGAAATACATCAATGGTGTAAAAGAGTCTTCACTAGAAGAGGGTCGTATGAGTGATCAACTAATTCATGACGCAGAAAATATGTCAAGAGAAGAGTTTGAGAAAAAGCACGGTAAAGAAGCAGCAAAAGATATGTTTGATGAAAGTGTAGAAATCTCAGAAGCACCTACAATGGATACAACACAACTAATTACACTTCTAAAAAATGCTGGTCTTACAGAAGAAGCAATTGAAGAAAAACTAACAGAGTGGGCAAATACACCAGAGGGTGTTGGTGAAGTAGAACCAACAGAACATGGTGATGCTTACGAAATGGCACAAAGTGTAAACCTAAGTCTAAAACGTTATCTAGACGCAGAAGATGCCAAGGTTCAAGTATCAGAGCATAAAGTGGAAAACATGAAAGCACTTTATGAAGCAAAGAAAAACAAATAAGCTCTACCAATTGAGCGGTCTCCCCCAGACAAACGGTGTAGGAAACTACACCGTTTTTCTTTTATAAATACTATATAATTACAGAGGTTTATTATGTCTACAAGTGGAACTGCTAATACCAGTTTGGTAAAAACTCCATATAAAAAAGAAGAATACACAGAAGAACAGATCATTGAATTAGCAAAGTGTGCCAGTGATCCGTTGTATTTTATTCGTGAGCATTGTTGGATTCAGCATCCAACAAAGGGACGCATGAAATTTAAACTTTATGAGTATCAAGAAGGACTGATAGACGCATATCATAATAATAGATATAGTGTTGCTTTGATTTCTCGACAGATGGGCAAATCAACTGCTGCGGCAGCATATCTACTTTGGTATAGCATGTTTAATCAAGACCAAACTATTTTGGTAGCAGCACACAAATTTAGTGGTGCGCAAGAAATTATGTCTCGACTGAGATTTGCTTATGAACATTTGCCAGACTATTTAAGAGCAGGTGTAGTCTCATATAACAAAGGTTCTATTGAGTTTGATAATGGTTCACGTATTATCGCACAAGCAACAACAGAAAACACTGGTCGTGGTCTTTCTATTTCGTTAGCGTATCTGGACGAATTTGCATTTGTGCGTCCTAATATTGCCACTGAATTTTGGACTTCACTATCTCCAACATTATCAACTGGTGGTAAATGTATTATTACAAGTACACCTAACCAAGATGATGACCAATTTGCTCAAATTTGGCGTGAAGCAATTAAAACGGTTGATGAATATGGCAATGAGCAGGAAGTTGGCAAAAATGGTTTCAAGGCATACAGTGCGGATTGGAAAGAACACCCAGATCGTGATCAAGATTGGGCAGATGAAGAAATGTCTAAAATTGGTGAAGAAAGATTTAGACGTGAACACCTTAATGAATTTATCGCATACGATGAAACTCTTATTGATAGTATCAAATTGTCCCTTATGGAATCAAAAGAACCATATGCTAAATTGGGACAAGTTCGTTGGTATAAACCACCAGTTCCTGGTAAAATATATTTGTTAGGACTTGATCCAAGTTTGGGTACAGGTGGTGACGCATCAGCAATTCAAGTATATGAGCTTCCTGGTATGAAACAAGTAGCAGAGTGGCAACACAATAAAACTACTGTACAAAACCAAGTTAAAATTATGATTCAGATTTTGAATTATATTGAAGCAGAAACTCATGGTGAAGTAGAGTTGTATTATAGTGTTGAAAATAATACATTGGGTGAAGCAGCACTTGTTGTGATTTCTGATATTGGGGAGGACATGATACCGGGAACATTTTTGTCAGAACCAAGAAAACGTGGCGCAAGTTTAAGAATCAGACGTGGTTTTACAACTACATATAAATCTAAATTGGCGGCATGTAGTAAATTAAAACATTGGGTAGAAACTGACAAAATTGAAGTTGCTAGTAAAAACTTACTTAGGGAATTAAAAACATTTATTGCCAGAGGAAATAGTTATTCTGCTAAAGAAGGTGAACACGATGACCTTGTTATGGCACTTGTTTTAATTGTCAGAATGGCACAAGAATTGACTAAGTATGAAGAGGATGCGTTTGAGTATTTACAGGCAGAAGATGATGATGATTGGGATGAGCCAATGCCATTCGATTTGATCTAAAAAGATAAATACCAACAAGGAGAAAGCAATGGAACAGATAGCATCAGATATTTTTGATATTCTAAAAGGCGCAAACTTTAAATTACGTCTTTTTGATTACAGTGGTGGACAAACAGTGACACCAGAAAATGCTACACGTTTTTATGCGTATGATCAAGATTTTTTGGTAACATTACGTATAGATGACGGTAATCTTGAAGTTTTAGTTCAAACAGGTACAGATTTTAATATCGCAAACAACCATGGACTTGTTAAACAAATCAAGCAAGTTGCTCATAATAATTTAGGTGAATTCACAGTGAGAAAATTTAGTAAAAATATCGAACCAAAAGATTTTAGTCACCAAAGTGTGAATGAAAGCGCATATGGCAAATCATATGGTAGTGTAAAAACAAGTTACGTTCCATTCAAGGAATCAAAACTAATTATCAAACACACAAAGGCAGTTAACGAAGAAAAGCGTGGTTCAAGATCACGTAATATACACAGCATTTTTATTGAAAGTTCAGGGGGTGAACGTTTTAGATTCCCAATGAACTATTTAGCGGGTGCTAGAGCAATGGCAATGCATGTGAGTAATGGTAATACACCATACGATCAAAAAGGACAATCGATCCTTTCAGTTTGTGAAGAAATTTCAGACTTGACAAATTTTGTTAAGCATGTAAGATCAAACAAACTAATGAACGAAAACAATAGTACTACTGTTGAGATCGTGAAAGAGAGATTAGCATCTCAAAAAAATCTAATCAAGTCTCTAACAACTACAAGAGGTTATAACAATTTTGAAGTTCAAGAGAGTGAAGAAAATTTAGATGTTGACATTACAGAGGATTTTATGTATAATAGTTTTAATACTGATTCGCTAAATAAAGTTCTAAACACGGTAAACCGTGTAGTCAACGAAAACAGAAAGAAAGACAACATGCAAAAAGAATTATTAGGAAAACTTATGGATATTGTAGGAAATGGTGATTTAGGACTAGACCACCTTGATCCAAATGACCCTGAAAATCCAAACAACGAAGATCAGGAAAAGTATAGTGGATCGCAAGGCATTGACGCGAAATTAAGTAGCATGTTGTCTTACATCGCAAAGCGTACAAAAAATGATTCGCTTGCGAATATAGCAGCCCAAATGGCAGATGAAGTACATAACAAAATGCCAATGGAAGTAAAGGTAGCACTTGCGAAGTTTGTAAACTTTGCTATGCTTTCACACAAAGTTAAAAAAGAAGATACATCTACTGAATCAGTAGTTGAATCAGTTGAAAATTCTATGAAATCAAAAATTTCAAAGTAATTTCAAAAATTGCTTGACAATGAGCAATAAAAATTATACATTGTAAGAGGCAAACAAATTAAGGCAATCGTGAATTATCACAAAAAGGCAAACAAAGGCTAATATAGGAGAAATAATTATGGCAACTTTGGCAGAAATCCGTGCAAAACTTCTTGCACAACAAACAAACACAGATCGTAAAGCATCAACTGGTGGAGGAGACAATGCGATTTTCCCACACTGGAATATTCCAGAGGGATCAACCGCAACCATGCGTTTCCTACCAGATTCTGATGAAGAAAATACATTCTTCTGGAAAGAACGTCAAATGATCCGCTTGGAATTTCCAGGTGTCAAGGGCGGTGATGAACATAAAGCAATCACAGTTCAAGTACCATGTGTAGAAATGTGGGACGAAACATGTCCAGTACATAGTGAAATTCGTCCATGGTTTAAGGACCCTTCACTAGAAGATACAGCACGAAAGTATTGGAAGAAGCGTTCGTATCTATTCCAAGGTTTTGTTCGTGATCATGAGTATTCTGACGATGAAACTCCAGAGAATCCAATTCGTCGTTTTGTAATCTCACCACAAATCTTTAAAATTATCAGTGCGGCGTTGATGGACCCTGATTTTCCAGAGATTCCAACTGACTATGAAGCAGGAACAGACTTTAAGATTGTTAAGTCAACAAAAGGTCAGTATGCTGATTATTCAACTTCGAACTGGGCTCGTCGTGAACGTAGTCTAGATCAATCTGAGCGTGATGCTGTAGAAAACTATGGTCTATTTAATCTTGGTGATTTTCTACCGAAAAAACCAAGTGCTGATGAACTAAATGCGATTGCGCAAATGTTTGAAGCGAGTGTTGATGGTCAATTGTATGACCCAGACCTATTTGGTAACTTCTATCGTCCATATGGAATGGATGCTCCATCAGGCGGTGGCACAGTGGCACCACGTCCCACCCCAGAGTCAACTGTAAATGATACAGGGTGGAAAGAACCTGAAGCAGCAGCACCTACTTCAACCCCAACTCCACAACCAGAACCAGAACCTGTTGCATCGGCAGCATCTTCTGGTGATGATAAACCAAGTGCGCAAGACATTCTTGCCGCTATCCGCAATCGTGGATAAATCAGTTTAACAGAAGGGGGATAATAATCCCCCTTAGATTGGAGAAATTATGGTAAAACCTTTTGATGTAAGTAAATTCCGTAAAAGCATTACAAAAAGCGTTCCTGGTTTGAGTACAGGATTTCGTGATCCTGACACTTGGATTAGTACAGGGAATTATACTTTAAATAAACTAATTAGTGGAGATTTTAATAAAGGTGTTCCACTAGGAAAAGTGTCTGTATTTGCGGGCGAAAGTGGCGCAGGGAAGTCATTTATTTGTTCTGGAAATCTTGTTCGTGAAGCACAGCAGCAAGGTATTTTTGTTGTTCTTATTGACAGTGAAAATGCTCTTGATGAAAAATGGTTACATGCGCTTGATGTTAGTACAGATGAAGACAAACTTTTAAAACTAAACGTAGCAATGATTGATGATGTTGCCAAAGTTATTAATGACTTTATGGCAGATTACAAAAAAGAATACACTGATATTGAATCAGAAGATCGTCCTAAAGTATTGTTCGTATTGGACTCATTGGGCATGATGCTTACACCAACTGATGTTGATCAATTTAGTAAAGGTGATATGAAAGGTGACATGGGTCGCAAACCTAAAGCACTCACTGCACTTGTTCGTAACTGTGTCAATATGTTTGGTGATTATAATGTTGGACTAGTGGCAACTAACCATACATATGCGTCACAAGATATGTTTGATCCAGATGATAAAATTAGTGGTGGTCAGGGATTTATCTATGCGTCAAGTATTGTTGTTGCTATGCGTAAATTGAAACTAAAAACAGATGCAGATGGAAATAAAACTACTACAGTAAATGGTATCCGTGCAGCATGTAAAGTTATGAAGACACGTTACGCAAAACCATTTGAAAGCGTACAAGTTGAAATTCCCTATGAAACAGGAATGAGTCCTTATAGTGGACTTACTGAGTTTTTTGAAGCAAAAGGACTTTTGAAAAAGTCTGGTAATAGTCTTGAATACATTTCACCATTGACTGGCGAAGTTATCAAAAAGTTCCGTAAAGCATGGAACAAAAATGATAATGGTTGTTTAGATACAATTATGGAAGAATATAATGAAGATGCTACAGAAGATTCAATAATTGATGATGTAGGTGTTGAAAATGAGATTGAGTGATCAAGAATTAGAAATTTATCTTGGAATTTATGAAAGTGCCAAGGGATTGGTTCCAGTAAAAGATCGTCCAGATTGGGCATTTCGATTCCTCGAACTTCTTGATGGTGAGGGAATTGAAATTAAATTATACAGTCAAGAGATCGTAGATTGCTGTCCGTATCTTGATAAGGCAATGGATATTGTTCTTGAAGATATGGAAGAAGATTGGGAAGTTGACCAAGACGACGAGTGGGATTAAATGAGTCAGTGGTACGGAAAAGTGACAAAAGATATGGCACAAATTGTGAGTGCCATATCTCACTATGAACAGCAATTAGATGAAGCGCGTTTTGAGTGCGGCATGAAGGGCAATCTAGAAAAGCAGAGTCGTGATATGCCAGGAATTGTTGAGCACCGCTTTAATCAACTTCAAGAAATTGAAGCAATACTTGAACATCTAAACACTGAAATGCGTAAATTACGTAGTAGAACATTTAGAAAGTATTTGGAAAATTACAATCGCGCATTAAGCAGTCGTGATGCTGAAAAGTACGTTGATGGTGAACAAGAAGTTGTTGATCTACAATACTTGATTAACGATTTTAGTTTGGTTAGAAATAAATTTCATGGTGTAATTAAAGCATTAGAAGCAAAGCAGTTTCAAATTAATAATATTGTTAAACTACGTGCTGCTGGACTAGAAGATATTTCATTATAAAATAGATTTTGAATACCCCAAACTTGCCCCTTTATGGGGCATTTTTTTGTTGACATGTAAAGTGTTTTACTATACTATAAAACTATAAGGAAACGAATCTGAAATAATGATTCATATCGTAGGACATACACAAACATGACAAACGTAAATAAAAAACTATCTCAAGTGTCAGTTGAAAAAGTATTGGCATTATCTATTATGGTGTATGAGACTTTTGGTTTTGTGCGTAGTAATCAAGGTTATTATAAGGAACTAGAAGATGGTACCCTTGTAAAAATAAATGACAGTAAAACTGAACTATTAGGTTTTATCGATCAAGATGTTGAACCATCAGCAGAACATATCAAACTTGCCAATGAAATTTTAGAAAAATTTAATCAGAAGTATATGGTTAAAAAACTATCTGGTGGTTTGACTTCTTTTGAAAAAAATGTTGCTAATGCATTTTCCACAGATAAACTAACATCATTTGACGTTGCTATTTTGGCAAGCATTCCAAATATGAATGAGGTTGATAAGAAGCGTCAGGAAGTAGACGATATTATTGAGGGTGTTCGTTTTACTAGTTCGTACTTTGGCGCAGTTCGTGAAAGATATGAACTAGTAGTTAAAGTTGTTGATTGTAAATACATTCAAGCGAGTGGTGTCTATATGATCACCACATTGCGTGAACAGCAAGACATTATTAAATTCTGGTGGCGTGACCAACCAGACCTTAGTGATATCATAGAAGGTCGTGAACTTATGATTCGGGGCACAGTGAATCGTCACGAAAAAGGGCGTTTCTCTGGTGCGCAAGAGACTATGATGAATCGTGTAAAGATACTTTCAAATTAAAAAAAATTATAACTCATTGAAAAGGCAAGATTTTTTCTTGCCTTTTTTAGTTGACAAGTAAAGCATTTTACTTCATACTATATAAGTAATCAAGAGAAAAGGAATCAGTTATGGCGAAAGTAATGGAATTGAAAGTAACTAAGAAAAAAGCGGTAGGTCGCCCACGCAAAAACGCAGCAAAGACTGTAGAAGCAGAACCAAAGATTGTTGAATCAGATGATCAAATCATGGAACGTTTGCGTGAACGATTCCAAATTCTAGAAGACATGACACAAGCAAGTGTTGATGGTATTGTACGTGGTATGGTTGTCACTGGACCTCCCGGTGTTGGTAAATCATATGGTGTTGAGAATGTCATTGACAAGAACAGTTTGTTTGACAAAATGGCTGGCAATCGTCTACGGTTTTCAATTGAAAAGGGTGCCGCATCTGCGATTGGTCTTTATAAGTTACTTTACAATTACAGCGATAAGAACAATGTTTTGGTTCTTGATGATTGTGATAGTGTTCTTTATGATGAAACATCACTTAACCTATTGAAAGCAGCACTTGATAGTGGTCAAAAACGCCGCTTGTCATGGAATACTGACAGTGCTATGCTTCGTCGTGAAGGTATCCCAGATACATTTGAGTTTAAGGGATCAGTTATTTTTATCACAAACTTGAAGTTTGATAAGGTGCGTGGCAAGATCAAAGATCATTTGGATGCTATCATGTCTCGTTGTCACTACCTAGATTTGACTATGGATACTACACGTGAAAAGTTGCTTCGTATTAAGCAAATCGTTGGTGATGGTATGCTCAATTCATATGGTTTTCAAAATGGTGAAGACAAAGAAGTTGTTGAATGGATCATCGAAAATCAAAATCGCCTACGTGAAGTTTCATTGCGCATGGTTTGTAAGGTTGCTGATCTGCGTAAAGCAATGGATAGTCGTTGGAAAATTATGGCAGAATGTACTTGCCTAGTGCGCTAAAAGTACTATTACGAAAGTAGAGATAATCCCCTCTTGGGGATTATTTTTAATTTGACAAACATAAACAAAAATGATATATTGAATATTATGAAATGTAAAATTATTCTAAAAGATGAAGTCAATTGTAAGATTGAAGGTCTTGATCTAGACACTCGTAAAAAGTGTGAGAAAGAACTCAAATTTAAACTACCATATGCATATCACGTGCCTGCCTATAAATTAGGTAGATGGGATGGTTGTGTTAGTTTCTTTAGTATTGGTGGCGTGACATTCACTAATCTATTAGAAGATATTATACCAACTATTATTGGTGGTGGATATGAAATTGAATTAGAGGACCATAGAGATCATACTAAATTACCATTTGATCCAGTTGACGAAACTACATTTCAACATAAGGTGTGGCCAAAAGGACATCCAGTAGAAGGTCAACCTGTAACACTTCGTGACTATCAGATTCAAATTGTAAATCAGTTTTTATCAACACCACAGTGTTTACAGGAGATTGCCACTGGTGCTGGCAAGACACTTATCACAGCAGCATTGAGTAACCAAGTTGAGAAATATGGACGTAGTATTGTAATTGTCCCCAATAAAGATTTGGTAAAACAAACACGCGATGATTACGTGAACTTGGGACTTGATGTTGGTGTGTATTTTGGAGATAAAAAAGAACTTGGTCACATGCATACTATTTGTACTTGGCAAAGTTTGAATAGTATTAAAAAGCAGTTCAAAGAAGCAAAGTCAGATTTAAGTTTGGCAGAATTTGCAGAGGATGTTGTCTGTGTCATTGTTGATGAAGTTCACCAAGCCAAAGCAGATGTTTTAAAAGAATTGTTGACCAGAGACTTTTCTCATATTCCGCTACGTTGGGGACTTACAGGAACAATTCCAAAAGAGAAGCACGAGAAGACAGCATTAAAGGCATCATTGGGTGAAGTTGTCAATAAACTAGAAGCAAAAGAACTTCAAGATATGGGAGTGCTTAGTGATTGTCATGTTAACATCATTCAGATGCTAGAAACAGTTCAGTATGATAATTATCAAAGTGAACTAAGTTATTTGACAACTGACCCAGATCGTATGGAATATGTTATAAATTTAATTAAAAATATTAGTGAGAGTGGTAATACTCTTGTTCTTGTAGATAGATTAAAATCAGGGAACCTATTAAAAGATAATATAGAAGGATCAAAGTTCGTACATGGAGAAGTTAAAGACCGTAAATCAACATATGATGAAATTAATGAAAGTGATAATTCGATCACTATTGCAACCTACGGCGTGGCTGCTGTTGGTATTAATATTCCACGTATTTTTAACCTTGTACTTCTTGAACCAGGTAAATCTTTTGTTAGAGTTATACAGTCAATCGGTAGAGGAATCCGTAAGGCAAGTGACAAAAACCATGTAGAAATTTGGGATATAACTAGTACCGCCAAGTATAGCAAAAAACATTTAACAGAACGAAAAAGATTTTATAAAGACGCCAATTATCCATTCACGATTGAAAAGGTAAATTGGCACTGAGGCACAGTAAATGAAAATTTTAACAAATCAAAATACAACGTATGAGTTGGATGAAATACCAGAGACAGTTGATGATCTAAGGTATGGTATCTTGGACTATACCAATCCAAAAAACGTTGATTATTATTTTATTCCATTGATATTTTTGGAAAGTTTCTATAGTCCAGCAGCAGTATTGCAGATCGGAAAATATACAGTAAATGTCCCCCTTGATTGGAGCATCGTAATTTGTGATTCACAAGTTGGAAATCCAGAAGTTGTTAGTGTCATGGGGTTGAATGACCGTGGGCTACAGGCATTTGCTCTTAATCCAATTTCTGGTTATACGCCACAATATCTTGACATTTCAATTACAAATGTGTACAGTGATGTTAAGTGGCATGCACCAAAACTAAAATTTGGACACGTTCTTTGTGTTCCACTAAGTGATGAACCAGAGAGTCCTTGTATTCTCATTTTAAAAGATAGCAATAAAATCCCAGAAGTATTAGATATTAACGATATTTGGTAATGAAAGAAAAACTTCCACTAAAGCAGCAGTTAGATGCGATAGATTACAAAAAGAGAAAGTGGTATAATTCACTCTCGGATGAAGATAAGAAACAAGTAAGTCCATGGGTTCTAATGCGTTTTCTTTCTTCATCTGGTGGATCGCGTGAGTTTCAGGAATATTTTCTTGAAATGACAAACGATGTAGTAAATGTTCACTTTAATACAGTTCGGCATCACCCTGATCTTCAGGTTGGACTGATGCAAGCAGTTGGTTTAAAGCAATCAATTGGACACCCTTGGATTGCTCCAGGAAAGCGTGGACAACAATCAAAATTGCATATGATTGTATCTGAATTACATCCAAATTTAAATGACGATGAAGTTGATTTGTTTGTTCGTGAGCAATCCAAAGACGATATGATTGATATGTTAGATCAGCTCGGTTATGAGAAAAAAGAAATCAAAAAAATATTGAAATGATCAAGCATTCTCACATTTATACATCTGATGGTATGTTCACAGGTGTATTAGGTCATATTTTGGAACAGAGTGACAGTTATAAAAGTTCAAACTTTTGTTTTAATTCGTCACTTTATAATGATATTATGATGGGTAGAGAACAAAACCGTGATCCTTGGGATAATCACAGTATGGATAAAGATCATTGGAGTCACAAATATATTCAACACATAGAAATAGCAGATCGCTCTTTTGAATGGTTAAACAGTTTTGTTGATAGTTTTAATCATCCAACTGTTTTTGGTATTAGTTATGGTGCCTATTCTAAAAAAGATAGTTGGAACAATAAACAAGTTCAGCATATTGGATCAAAGTATAATAGAGAAATGACACTAATATATTTCCATTGTTATTTTTGTAGAGAATTTAATACAGATGATGTAATTGAAAGCTTAGATATGCATATACACGATCATTTTCAAGATGATCCAGAATATAGAAAATATGCGATGGAAAAGTTCGGCAATGCCGCAATACAAATTTCTAAATCAGAACCTATTGAATTTTGGCAACTTCAATCTTGTTATCATCATGGATACGAAGGTATACCAGATAAAAATCGCAAAGATGAATTTATAGAACATATAACAAGTTCTAATAAACAAAGTTCTATATTTTTAGATAATAATGATGTTTATACTATTGACCCTTTTGATATTGATATGTATAGTATTTGTGATAAGTTAGAAATCCAACCTAATAAAAAAATGAATCGTTCTATCAATCAATGGAATAAGTTTACAAAAAAGATTTTAAATGACATACAAGTGTGAATATTGTGGGAAAAGTTTTGCTAGGGAAAGAACCCTATCTGTCCACATGTGTGAAAAAAAGCGTAGACATCTTTCAAAGAGTGATAAAGATATTCAGTTAGCATTTAGAGTATATCAATTATTTTACAAGATTGCTACAAATACTAAAGCATTAAAGACATTTGAAGATTTTTCTAGTAGTCAATATTATCTTGGTTTTGTTAAATTTTCTAGATACTGTATTGATCTTAAGATTGATGATGTTGAGAGTTTTGTGAAGTGGTTATTGACTAATCAAAAAAGTTTAGATCGTTGGGCAAGTGATACTAATTTTATTCAATGGACAAAAGAACGTCTCAAAAAAGAAAGTCCAGATCGCGGAATTGAGAGAACAATATTATTCCTACAAGAATGGCAAGAAGAAACAGGTAACAACTTCAACGAATATTTCAATATTGTGTCTCCAAATATAGCAGTGTTTCATATTTGTAGTGGTAAGATAAATCCTTGGGTGATATATAGTAGTTCAAGTGCTATGAATTTAATAGAAAGACTAAACCAAGAACAACTAAACATGGTCATAGATTATATTGATCCTGATTTTTGGGAAAAGAAAATAAAGATGCAAAAAGATGATCATCAGTGGGTAAAGAGTGTGTTAGGTAACGTATTATGATTGTAACAACAGACGTAGATATTGACGTTGCTGATCGTCAAAAAGTTTTGGACTTGATAAAACATATCCCTGCTATGATGAATACAGATGGCAAAGTATCAAAACATAAAACAGGTGTATTTTTTCATGATGTTCCAGTTGACCCATTCACTGGATTATGTACGGTGGACTATAAAACAGCAGAAGATATTGGATATTTTAAATTAGATATTTTGAATGTAAGTATCTATGATGGGTTGACGGAACAGGAAGTTTCCGAATTTGTTGATAAAGAACCATTGTGGGAGTTATTGGAACATGAAGATATTGTAAAGAAATGTTTTCACATTCATAATCATTTTGATATTGTGTCTAAACTACAACCAACATCTATAGAGCAACTGGCAGCAGTACTTGCAATTATTCGCCCAGCAAAAAGATATTTGCTAGATAAAGATTGGACTACTATTATGAGTGAAGTTTGGGTAAGACCAAAAGGTGATGAATATTTCTTTAAAAAAGCACACGCGATTGCTTATGCCACTGCTATTGTTGTTCAACTCAATAAAATTGTTAAAGATTTTTCTTCATAAGATTTATACTTCGTCTTTTAACACGCTTTGTTATACTATCACTCAATCTAACCTCTGGACCTTCTACCACTGTCATTTGTTTGACATTAAAACTCTGAACGCAATACCCAAAAGGCCAACGATTGAGCAAAGCAATATTAATAGGCAACTTACGATTAGTTTCCCACCACCATTCTTCCCCAAGTTCTAAAAACAATTTTTTCTCTTCTTCCGATCTTAGGCGTTCATAAGAATATAAACTTGCTACATGATTGTCTATATTCTGAACTATACCAATATATTCTCTTCCAGAATATTCTAAGATAGTAAGAAACGGATATTGTTTTATAATTTCTTTGTACTCATTTCCCATATTGAATGTATTTAGTATGATTATAATTCGTAGTTTTTATAAATACTATATAGGAGAAACAATATGAGTAGCAATTACAGTTCTAGTTATTATATCAATCAATCAGGCGACTTATATGCGGTTGGCGCACCTAATGTAACACCTGGAATGTCAAAGTATTCTAGTACAAGAGGCACAGCAGTCAATTCACCTGCAAACTATGACAAGAAAAAGTTATTTTTGGGATTTGATAATAAGTATTTGTTTTTTATTAAAACACAGGATAGAAAACCTCTTCCATTAAACGGAATAACTGTAAACGCATCGCTTATATATCGTGAAAATGGATCAACAATTATTTCAAGAAAATGCCAAATTGTTGATTATGATAATTCTCAAATTGAATTTTTTGTAAAATCAACAGAAATTGCTAACTTACCAGAAGGTTTATGTGATATTGTACTGAGTTATACAGATAACTACGGTAATACATACCCTCTTTATAGTGATTTGAACATGCGTCCTACTCATACACTTGAATGTACAAATGAGGCAGGATTTATTCCAAAAACATCACAAATTATTACTAATTTTAACTATATTGATGGGTATGGATATAGTACGGTTATTTTAGGTCCAGCATATTTCTATAAACCAAATGGTTATATTACGGTTGGTGTGTATTGTAGTAATTATACAGGTGATTTCTATCTTCAGGGTGCTACGTCAGCACATCCACACGAAGATGATTGGTTCAATCTTGAATTGGGTACGCAGTATTATTATCACAATTTTACTAATTTTAGTGGTATCGAACCGTTTAGTTTTCAAAGTAATCTTCAATATATCAGAGCAAAATATCAAGTAGATAACGTAGGAACAGTTGACAAAGTTGTAGTTAGAGTGTAGTATAACTGTATGTCGGTAATCTTAAATTATGTACAGAAGATGATTCCCCCCAATTGGGATACAACACCTAGTGGGTGGACGCATGGGAACTGTCCTATGTGTATTCTTAATGGAGAATCACGTCCCGACGAAAAACGCCGTGGTGGTTTTACCTTTGACGAAGATGGGTTTGTGTATAATTGTTTTAATTGTGGGTATAAAGTTGTTTATAAAAACGGATATTCATTTACAAATAGATTAGAAAGACTGATGAAAGGATTTGGAACGCAAGATTCTGATATTCAACGTCTTAAATTAGATTTGATGAGAGAAGGTGATATCTCTCATCTCGTTTCTAATACAAAGAAAAAGAAAACACTACTGTATGATTGGAAAGATATAGAGTTACCAAAAGATGCGAAACCACTAATTCAGTGGGAAGAAGTAGATGATAATATTATATCTGCTATTCAGTATCTTGAAGATCGTGGATTTGATTCGTCTGATGAACGATTTATGTATAGTAAAACAAAACTAAATGGAAGAATGAACAAGCGGTTTATTATACCATTTACATATAAAAATAAAATAGTAGGTTATACTGCTAGATGGATTGGTAAACCGCCAGAAGGAATGCCTAAATATTTTAATCAGTCTCCTAAGAATGATTATGTTTACGGCATTGATCGTCAGAAAAATAAAAAAATTGTAATTGTCACAGAAGGACAGTTGGATGCTATTATTACTGATGGTGTTGCTATAGGTAGCAATAAAATAAATGATAGTCAGGCAGAAATTATTGAAAGTTTGGCAGATAGGATTATAGTTTTGCCAGATTTTGATGGTGCTGGTGCAAATATGGTTGATTTTGCGTTGTCTCGTAAGTGGGAAGTAAGTTTTCCAGAATGGGAGAATTGTAAAGATGCTGGAGACGCTTTAAAAAAATATGGTCGTCTCTATACTATCAGAAGTATAATTGACAATTCCCAAGGAAATAAGGTCAAGATAGAAATGTTAAAAAGAAAGTTTTGCAAATGAATATAGAATTACTTAATAGTTATCCAGAAGATAATAGTTTAAATAGACCCATTAATCGAGGGAGTATGACTCTACTGCGTGACCTTATCACCTATAAAGTAGAAAATTTTTCCAACGTAAAAAACATTGTTGAATTAGGAGTCGGCGGCGGCGGTAAGCATGTTTTTTGGGGTAATGTGTTTTTAGATGCCAATGTATATGGAGTTGAGATTTTTCATCCAAATGGAGAGTGGGCAAGTTCTTTGAATAAAGAAATGTTTGATTTTTTTATGAAAGGATATGAGTGTAGTACTAGGCAAGTAGTTGATTTGGAAAATGTTACTCTACTACACGGTTTTGATAGTTATAAACAAGAAACAATTGATGTACTTGTCAAATATTTAAATGATGAAAAACTTGATTTTATTGTTGATGATAGTGATCCGAATGGCAATGAAGTACAGACTGATAGAATCAATGCTCATAATATGTGGAAAACTATTCTTAAAGATGATGGATTTTTCTGGTCAGAGACTCTTATGGGGCAAGGAACAGATAATGCTATTGCTCTTCAGGGAACAGAAAAAAATGAAGAATTTATGAAAGAATATGCCAGAAATGGATGGGTATTGTTTGATTTAACACCATATGCTAATTATGAAAGACTACAAGCACCATCAAATAGTTATTTTGGTATTTGGGCACATGATTTAGGTTTATACAAAGATGTCTTATTAAAATATGAGGATTGTATTTTGTATGGTCGTGAAAATTTTTAATTGACTTTTTGCACAATACATACTAAATTATTTAAAAAGGTTTCCATATGAGCGATATTAAAGATTACAGTGTTGATCTTCAAAAATTATTTTTAGAATTCTTAGCACAAGACAAAGATTTATTTGTTCGTGTTAATGGTATTCTTGAATCATCTTATTTTGATAGAACTCTGCGCAAAGGGGTTGACTTTGTAAAATCACACGTGAGTGAATATGGAACTATCCCCACAGTTGACCAAATCAAAGCAACAACTGGAATTGGATTAAAAGATATCGGCAATGATATCAATGAGCGTCATAAAGAATGGTTTATTGATGAATTTGAACAGTTTTGTAAACACAAGGCATTAGAATCTGCCATTCTAAGTAGTGCTGATTTGTTGGAGCGTGGAGATTTTGGTGCTGTTGAAAAGAAAGTTAAAGATGCTGTTCAAATTGGTTTAGCAAAACATATGGGAACCAACTATTGGGACAATCCAGCAGAGCGTATTGATAAAGTTAGAAACCAACGTGGTGGCACAAGCACAGGTTGGAAAGATATTGATGAAAAACTCTATGGTGGGTTTAATCGTGGAGAACTCAATATCTTTGCTGCCGCATCTGGCGGCGGTAAATCATTATTCCTACAAAATCTTGCCTTAAATTGGAGTTTAGCAGGATTGAACGTGTTGTATGTATCATTGGAACTTAGTGAAGAACTGTGTAGTATGCGACTTGATAGTATGCTTACAGGTATGAATACAAAAGAAGTTTTCAAGAATGTAGAAGATGTAAGTTTGAAAGTTGGAATGGAAGCAAAGAAATCTGGTGCCATTCAGATCGTCCAACTTAAAAATGGTATTACTGTCAACGATCTGACTAGTTACTTACGAGAATTTGAAACACAATCTGGTATTACAGTTGATGCTATCTTGTTAGATTATTTGGACTTGATGATGCCAGCACAGCGTAAGGTTCCACCCAGTGATTTGTTTATCAAAGACAAGTTTGTAAGTGAAGAATTACGTAACTTTGCTGTTGAAAATGATATACTATTTGCTACAGCATCGCAGTTGAACCGTGCCGCAGTTGAAGAAATTGAGTTTGACCACTCGCACATCAGTGGTGGTTTAAGTAAGATTCAAACAGCAGACAATGTTATTGGTATTTTCACATCACAAGCAATGAGAGAGCGTGGAAAATATCAAGTTCAGTTTATGAAAACACGTAGTAGTAGTGGTGTCGGCCAAAAGGTTGATCTGAACTTTGATCGTTCTGGTTTGAGGATTTCTGATATTGGGGATGATGAAGAGACCGTGGATGAAGTATCAGAACTTTACAATAAACTGAAAAAGAAAAGCAATGAGACATCATCGGTTGAACAAAACACAACCCCTGCATCGACGATGGCAGTTGTGGACACTGATCGCCTAAGAAGTATACTTAAAAAGCAAGATTAGACTAAATACTTCTAATAGGAGATAATGTTGTGAAAAAGAGAACAAAATCATTACTGCAAGAAATCAATAGTATTGCGCCCACAAAAGACAAAACGCATCTTTTAGAGGCACGTGGTACTAATGCTATTACGTCTTTGATTAATCTTTTAGAGATGGTCGAGAATAATTTTGATTCTGAAACATCACAGGATATCCAAAAAAGAATTATTCTTTCTATTAAAAACAGAGATGATGACCGTTTTAAACGTGGAATCAAAAAATTGAGGTAATTTCTTATGAAAATTAAAGATATTATCGGTGGCACAAAAAAGCGTAAACACAGAAATTCAAGAAAACATAGAATTCACCAACGTGATCTTCATAAAGTTGCAGCATCTGATCTGAAAGAAGCAAAAGGTCGTGAAATTAATCATATTGAAGACCTTGTATTGTTTTATGGATTAGAGGGCACACGCCGCGCTATTTCAACTCTTAAAAATTTAGAAAATAATCAAGCAGATACAACTATCAAGTGGGATGGATCACCTGCACTTGTTTTTGGTCGCAATGATCAGGGACAATTTGTATTGACTGATAAAGGTGGGTTTGCTGCTAAAGGATATGATGGTAAGGTTACAAACCCAAAAGATATGGAACAAATGTTCTTGAATCGTAAGATGAAAGACCCATCTCCTCAGAAGAAAATTGAACGTCAAGAATTTGCCAGAAGTATGTCAAATCTTTGGTCAACCTTTGAAAAGTCTACACCAGAAGATTTCAGAGGTTATATGTTTGGTGATTTGATGTATACACAGACACCACAAGTTGAGGATGGTAAATTTGTAATTCACCCAAATACAACAAAGTATCTTGTAAATCCAAAAAGTGATATTGGTCAAAAGATTGCCAATAGTAAAGTTGGTATTGTTGTCCATTTCAAACAGGATTTGGATGGTGAAAAAACAAAGCCTGATTTTTCAGGATTTCAGGGTGGCGATTTATTGATCATGCCACCAGTGAGTCCAAATGTTCCTAGTGAAGTTGGCAACTATAACAGTGAATTAGATAAAATTGAAAGTAATTTGGGATCAATTTCTAAATTGGACGATTTTTTAAATCCCCCAGCAGAATTAAAAATGAAAGATTTTCAAAACATTCTATATGCTCACGTAAATTCAACTGTAAAAACAGGTGACTTGCCTGGCAAAAACTTTATTAATTGGGTTCAAAATAATCCAAAGATTAGCAATCCTAAAAAAGAAAAAATTATTCAGTGGTGCTCAGAGCACAAAAATGAGTATGAAAATATGTGGCAAATTTTCAATAGTATTTCAGATATTAAAAACAAAATTATTGCTCATATGGATGATCAACCTGCCGACATTGAAGCATATACGGATGGTCAGCGTGGGGGTGAAGGATACGTTGTTGGCAAAGATGTAAAACTAGTTAACAGAAGCGGATTTTCTGCAGCAAACTTCAGGGGTAATCAATAATGCTTAGTAAAGAATGTAGACTACATATGGAAGAAGCAGGAATGACACGTTGGCAGCATTTTAAACATGCTATGGGTATTGCATTTAAATTAAAGTTGGCAGTGGGTGCGGTATTCATTCATGCTTTCGCGCCAAGGTTTTTTAAAACTTATGCTAGTGATGTTTGTAAACAAATTGCGGAGAAACATAATGTCAGATAAGTATACGCCCGAAAAAGAAGAAAAAGGTCTATCATTCATGCAGGAACTTTCAGAAGCGAGATTGTTTAAAACACGAAATCAAATTTCAAATGAAGGTGCTCGTAGTATTTCAGATCATATTTTTGTAAGTATTCTTTCACTTTATATTATGTCAACTGATTATCAATTTAATCCAGTTGCGGTGAAATATGCGGCAAGAACAAATATGTATGGTGCATATAATCGTCCAAGTCCGAGTGGAACGGATTTATATCAAGCACTTTATAGTGTTCAGCGTCCAGAACTTTTTAAGGGACAAGCAAAAGATGATCTTCTTATGGATAAAATTAGAGTTGAACCACAAAAAATTAAGAAACTACTAGATCAGATCAAACATAATAGAGTAAATTCGTCTACTGTATCTAGTGAACTTTATAGACTTGAAAGAAATCTTAAAATCCAAGACCCAAAACTACGTGCGGCAAGAAGATTAGCACAGAATTGGGAACAATTAAATACATCACAACGCCAACTTGTGGCAACGCAAATCAATCGTTATTTTATGATGAATGCTATGCGTAGTGATATCTATCCATTGTTCTCTAAATTTGCTAAGTCACAAAATCTTATTGTTGGTGATAGTAAAAAGGCAGCAATTGGCAAAGCAATTGCTAGAAAAGCAGCAGCATTTGGTGCTGGTTATGCGTTAGGTAGATCACTAGAACTATAATAATGAAAAAAGAAATTTATGAAATCTATACTCTTATAGATGTTACTAATACAGGAGATACCAATCCTAAAGGAAACTCTAGAGAATATAGACAGCAACAAAATTTACAAACATTTATTCAATCTCTTAGTATGAGAACGCAAATTTTTATACAGAGTGTAGAGGTGGATGAATTATCTGCAAAAAAACTAAAATTTGGTAAAGATTTTTCTGGTAAGTTAAGATATTGGAAAATATCATTTTATCCCGATGCGACTGATCCGTGGAGACGAGACAAGGATTATTTTTTCCATTTATATTCTGACCTAAGAGGATCGCCGGTGTATACAGAATTAGATGAAATTAGCAATGTAAAGGATTGTATACAATTCACAGGTTCTGGAAAAAATACATACATTACAAAATCTTGATATTTAATAAATACTAACATAGATTACATTAGTAATTGTGCTCTTGTGAGGCACATTGTGGAGAGTATATATTATGGCAATGCAACAGTCAAGATTAGAGCGTGAAAATCTAGAGGCACACGTAGATTTGTGTGCAGAAAGGTATCGCGTTTTGGAAGAAAAATTTAATAGATTAGAGACAAAAGTAGATAATATTGCCGAAACAATGGGAAAAATGGCAGAGAAACAAGCAACAGATAAAGCAGCGGGTAACAAATTGGTAATTGGTGCGGCAGCAACCGTTATTGCGGGTTTGTTATCAACAATCGTTCTTCTTCTGTTAAATTTACAAACAGTCACACCTATGATGGGACAATAATTTGATGAAGTTTCTTAATGAATCATATAATACAGTAATGTCGGAAAGCAAAGTAGTATTTGCTAGACGTGGCAAAACTGTAGCACGTAAATTTAGATGCACGGTTGGTAAACGTAAAGGTCGTGTGGTCTCAAGTCCACAGCAATGTGTTGCGCCAATTGATCTAAAGAAAAGATTTGTTATGAAGAGAACAAAGGCATCGCAAGGTAAGCGTATGATGCGCAAAGCACAAAGAACGAAAAGAACAAATCCAGCAAGTAAAATTATTGCTAAATTAAACAGGGCGAGAAGATAATGAAAATCCAAGGCGATTCAATTGTAGATACGGTTATTCAGTTTGCTAAACTACATTTCAATAAAAAACTTGAAGTAGAATATGTTAGTGATCAGATTAAAAAATTATCTTTTGCTAAAAACTTAGAATTGGTTGACAGCATTAAAAAAGACGATGTTGAAGATTTCCAAAATCTTATTTCACTTCCAGTAGAAGAAGGGTATGGTACAGATCAAACAGCAGGAGCAAGCAGAGCAACTGTGAGAGCAGCGACAAATTCTCAAAAAATTGCTGCTAGACGTGCTAATATGACACGTGGTGGTGGAGCAAATAGAACCACAGCAGGCGCGGGTAATGTAAAACCAACTGGACAACGAACAGCGGTTGATCCCGATGATTCACAAAGAAACGCAAATAGTGATCAAATTAGTGCGAACACTGCAGAACTTAAAAGTATCGGAGATGTTGTTCGTAAAATTATTTCTAAAGGACGTTGAAGATGAAAGCAGTAGAAGCACCAGGCGGAATTTCTATATTTTTAACTAATGATGAGTTTAAGATGTGGGAAGCATTAGGCGAAGAGACGTGTAAATCCAATATGACTGAACGACAGCAATATCTGGCACAATCTTTGGTAGATAGAGGTGTTGCTAAAAGAAATATCAAAGAAGGAAAGACATACTTTTTTAGAATTAAAAGTAGTCTTGGTGAATGTGGAAACCATTAATTAAGAGGATACAACAATGCCAACACCAGAAGAAACAAAAGCAATGGCAGACATTCTGGAAAAGTTACAGAATGCTGAACATAGAGTACAACAAGAACCTACGATCAAAGAAGATGGTACAGTTTTTAATCCCAAAGTTAGTAATGACGCACAGGAAATGTACAATATTCTTAATAAACTTCAAAATGCTACAGAAAGCACGGCAAAAACGCTTGTCAAGGAAAGTGTTGATGTACAATCTTCTAATGAAAGTTTTGGTGTTGGTGGATTGAATGTTGTTCTTAACAAAACAACAGTTTATGGGTATAAAAAGACTTTCTATAACATTACTGAAAATGGTAAAGAACTATATTCAGATATTGCGCTATTTGAAAGCGCAATGGCAATTGTTAAAAATATGCTAAACAAAAATGATCAAAATAGAACAAATAAAATCTTGGAATTAGATGCGTCATATGGAAATTATTTGTCAGAGGCGGCAGGTTATAAGCAGCGCACAAAAACAGTAACAGAATCTGTTAAGAAAGATGTTTATATGGCAAAGCATAATGTGGCATCTGATCGTATGAAAGCAATAAAGACGAAAATTAAATCGTTCCTTTAAAAATCATTTTTGTATAAATACATAATATATACAGATGTTATTAACATTTGAAAAATTATGAGGGTAAAAAAATGAATTTAACAGACTTAAAGGATGGTAGTTTTTCTAAATTAAACAGCACTCTTAAAGAAGTATTTGGTATTCAACTAGATTTCAACAAAGATGCAGGAAAACTAAAAGCAATTAAAGAATCAACAATTAGGCAAATCGAAAATCTAAGAGATAATGGCATCGATCAATCAAACAGAGATTTTCAAAAACTACTTCTAATTAAAGAAGGTTTAGATTATGCCATTGAAACGAAAGAAGAAGTTATGGAAACACAAGACCTAGACCAAGCAGAGGTTCTACTAGCAGCAAAACAAATGGCAGATGATCTACAAAAAATGGCAGAAAATCTAGCAAGTATGCAGGTTGAAGAACTAATGAGTATCACAAACGCAATGAAAGACGAAGTTGGAACAGCAGAAGCAGACGCATTTAACGCAGCAGCAGAAGCGGCAATTGGTGGCGCACTAGAAGCAGTTAAAGGTGCCAATGAAGCAGTTAATAACGCGGTTCTGGCAGCACAAGGTCAGAATGTAGAAACAGACATGGACATGGACATGGGCGGCGAAGAACCAGATATGGGTGGTGACGAAATCGAAATGGAACCAGAAATGGGTGATGATTTTGAAGGCGCAGATGCAGCAGACGAAATGTCAGATGAAGATGGTCGTGAAATGAAAGAAGATGCGTATCTAGCAGCATTGCGTATGATCAAGGAAGCGCAGCAGGATGGTAAAGTAAGCAAGGACCTTCTAAAGAAAGCATTTGGTACTTTAAAGTAATGAGAATTAATGATATCATAGCACCATTGTTTGAAAATGATGTAAAGTCAAGTATCATGGACATGCTGGTAACCCTCGCAGCAGAAGATATTGACAGTGTATCAATTGATTCAATTCAAAAAGAACTTTCTATCCAAGGATTGGAAGTTGATCCTGCTATGATATTTGATATTGCTGATAATATGGACATTGTTCAAAATATCAAAGATAACGTGGTGTTTTTTGTTACATCTTCTAAGAGTGGACATTATGGAATTCAAAATAAAGAAGGTGATCCTGAAAAGCAGGATAAAACAATTGATACATTAGCACGTAAGCAAGTTAAAAAAGAGATAAGCAAATGAGTTTTGAGATTAATGCAGCACAAGCAAGAATGAAAAGTCGTAAAGACTTATATATTTTTGATGAGTGCCAGACTATCATGAGAGCAATTATTGCGGCATCTGAAAATAATGAATATGAAATCACTATATCAGATGGCACTGCGATGACTGAAAGTACTCCAGAGCGTAAGTTTGTTGGTAATGTTCAAAATCCTACTATTTCAGTAGGTGACACTCTTATTATAGATGGTAATACAATTTCTTTAGGGTCTACTGGAACAAATTTGAATAGTATTATTTGTGATATTAATGATGCGAATGTTGATGGTATTGTGGCATCAAAAGAAAATGGATACCTAGTTATCACTATCACTGCCAAACAAACAGAGTGGGTAACGGTCATTGAAAATGGTACGGCAAATTCTAGTGTTGGTTTTGTAAATGGAACGTATTCCATTGATTACCCAGAAAGTGTAAAATTTCATGATGTGTGGCAAGGTGTGGTGACGGATCGTGCGTTATTTAATCAGATGGATCAAGTTGTAAATTATTTTAGAAATCTTGGATATAAAATTGAGCGAGTGAGCAATACGCAAACGTCAAAAACATTTAGTTGGTATATATATTGGTAATTGTATGAGTAAAAAAATAGCATTTATTGGAGATAGTTACTTCAGTATGGAAGAAGACTATTTCGAACAGAAAGATAATCCCAATAATTGGACTTGGTTATTGGCAAAAAAATATCCCCAACATACATATTATAATTACTCAAAGGGCGGACAATCTATTGAGTATTTTCAAAGAGCGTTGGTTGACGCAAAAAAGAAAAAATGTGATATTGTATTTCTTGTAAAAAGATTTCCGGGAAGATTGTGGGTAGATTGGCAACCTATAGAAGAAAGAGATTTCGGTGGCACATGGAATCAAGCAGATGTGTCTCAATATGATCAAAATTTAAAATACTTTAATATGCTGCCGACTTTTAGCGGTTTTTGGTTAACACCAAGTGATACTGGATTTGGTGGGTCGAGTGGAATGGACTTTGATAAAAATAAAAAATTCGCAGAAGAATTTGCAAAATCTTATCGAACTTATATAGCACCTAGTGAACCAAGAACAAAATGGGAGTTAACGTGGTTAAATACGTCTCACAATATGTATAATTTTGAGAATCTATTTTTGGTAAATTGGAGTTATTCTCGCGCGGGCGGTTACAAGTATCCAGATGAATTATATACAAATCTTCATAGTACAGTAGGAGATGTTTTATTTCGTCATTTTCCAGAGAACTGTATAACTGAAAATATGAGAAGAGATTGGACAGAATCTTTATATCGTAGTGGATTGAGTTTGGCACTAGATGATGACCATCTCACAGATAGGGGTCATGAAATTGTGTGTGATGAACTTATTTTATCAGATAAATCTGTATTAAAAGCATTATCTTCTTGACTTTTTATATCGAACTGATATAATATAGTTATGCCTAATATTACAAAACCTTTTGAGTACAAAGAACTATCACGAAAATCGGTTGATGGTAAGCGACTCTATGAAAATCCTTGGGGCGATCCTGTTCCAAGTGTTACAACCATTCTTGATAAAACCAAACCACGCGAAAAGCGTGAAGCACTCTCTAATTGGAGAAAGCGTGTGGGTGAACAAGAAGCAACTAGAATTACTACCGAAGCAGCAAATGTTGGTACGGTAATGCATGCTATCTTGGAACATTATGTTCTTGATCAAGAATACGATCCAGGAAACAATATCGTTCATAAGCAAGCAAAGAAAATGGCAGCAGAAGTCATTTCTAATATTGATAGTAGTTTAGATGAAGTTTGGGGAGCAGAAGTTAATCTGTGTTCTCCTGGGTTATATGCTGGCACTGCAGACCTTGTTGGTGTGTGGAAGGGTAAGCCAACTATCATGGACTTTAAGCAAACCAATAAACCTAAAAAGCGTGAATGGATTGAAGATTATTTTCTTCAAGGTGCTGCCTATGGAATGGCACACAATGAATTATACAATACGGAAATTGAAAATATTGCGATCTTTATGTGTAGTAGAGCGGGTGAGTTTCAGTTGTTTGAAGTAACCAAAGATGAATTCCAAGATTGGGAATTAAAATGGGCAAAACGACTACAAGAATACTATCAACTATGATAAATACTAACATAATTTAATAAGAAAGTATTTGATATGGCAACAGAAATTAAAAGACAACGTGTACGTCAGGGTAATTTTATTGACTTACCTAACCTAGCATCGGGCGAATTTGGATACGCAGTAGATCAGAATCGTCTATTCATTGGTAATACGGAAATCACGAAACATCAATCAACTGCAATGGTTGATGCTGATGGATTTATGGTCTTTAATTTTGGTGTTGACCTTGATAATAAAGATGGCACATTCACACTTTATAAACAAAGTGGTGATGATACAAATACAAGAACTATTGTACAGTCAGGTGAGTATGATATAGATAATCTTCAAATCAAGATAAAGCAAGGCAGCCATCTTATTGAAACCCAATCATTAATTCTTGTTCACAATTCAGAGATTGGTGTAATTGGTGCTGACCAAGATCGTCCAGTTGAATTTAAAGAAATTCTCAATGGAGAAGGTGGAACACTTGTGCAGGTTTATGTAGATTCAACCAGATCGGATAATTACACAATTAATTATTCTATTAGAACACAGAGTGGCACGAGAATTAGAAATGGTGTTATGAAAATATTCGCATATGATATGGGAGAAACAGCAACAGAAAATAATTATACATTTGTTGAAGAGTTTTCGCAAAATATCTATCCACATGATTCATTGGATATGCAATTTTCTATAAATCAAGTAGATGATACATTTATGATTGACTATACAGCAAATACATCTGAAGTAGATACGCAAATTACATTTGTTGTTGAACGCTATAAATCTAATGCGTATTCAATATGAGTTTCTGGCTACTAGATTCATCTTCTAGATTAGCAGATTTCAGAAACTTTAGAATAGAACTTTCTAAAATCTCCAAATTAGAAGAAAAACTACATATATTGGTAGAAAAATGGAAATACGTTCCTATTTCTTCCAGAATACTAGACCCATACTCTTCTCATGCGTGGCCATCGCCGTGGGAAATTCTTTATGAAAATAACTATGATGAAAACGCAATAGCATATATGATGGCTTGTATATTGGAAATGAGCGGAACTACAAGTGAAGTTTTATTTGTTGAAGATGATCAAAAAACTTTTCAAAAGTTAATTATTTTAGTTGACGACATCTATGTTTTGAATTATAGTTATGGGATAGTTGAAGACAAAAAAGTAATAAAAGAATGCAAGATATTAGAAAGTTGGAAGAGTTCTACAATTTTAAGTTAAAACAGTAGTTTACATGAGAGACATTGACTTAAATAGTTTCACGTTGGCACGAAAACCTCGACTAATAATATTCTCTAAGAAAAATAATAATAAGGTATACGTATGACAAAAGAAATTTTTGTAACAAAAAGGGATGGTTCAAAAGAACCCCTTGATTTAGAAAAACTACACAAAGTTGTTTTTTATGCTTGTGACGGTATTACTGGCGTTAGTGCAAGTGAAGTAGAACTAAAATCACATATTCAATTTTATAATGGAATTACAACATCAGAAATTCAAGAAACACTGATTAAATCAGCAGCAGACTTGATCTCAGAAGAGACACCAAATTATCAATATGTTGGTGGTAGACTGATTAATTATCATCTACGAAAAGAAGTGTATGCATCTGCCACGCCATTACACCTACGTGAAATTGCACAAAAAAATATTGATATGGGATATTATGATTCTCAGTTCTTTGAACTTTATTCTGATTCTGAAATTGATCAGTTGAACAGTTTTATTAAGCATAATCGTGATGAAAATATTACATATGTGGGCATGGAACAATTTCGTGGTAAGTATCTAGTTCAGAACCGTGTGACAGGCACGATCTATGAGACACCACAGGTTGCGTATATGATGATTGCCGCAACTTTATTTTCAAACTATCCTAAAGAAACTCGCCTACGTTATGTTAAAGATTTTTATGATGCAGTAAGTAAATTTGACATCTCGCTTCCAACGCCAATTATGGCTGGACTACGTACACCACAGCGTCAGTTTAGTAGTTGCGTTCTAATTGAGACAGGAGATTCCCTTGATTCGATTAATGCTACATCAAGCAGCATTGTTAAGTATGTTTCTCAAAAAGCAGGTATTGGTGTAGGCGCAGGTAGTATTCGTGCTATTGGATCACCAGTACGTAATGGTGATACATCTCATACAGGTGTGATTCCATTTTATAAGATGTTCCAAAGTGCTGTAAAATCATGTTCACAAGGTGGTGTGCGTGGTGGTGCGGCAACTCTATACTATCCGCTATGGCACTTGGAAGTTGAAGACCTACTTGTTCTAAAGAACAACAAGGGTACAGAGGATAACCGTGTCCGTCACTTAGACTATGGTGTTCAGTTTAATAAACTAATGTATGAACGCTTGATTAAAGGCGAGAACATTACTTTATTCTCACCTAATGATGTTCCTGGATTATATGATGCGTTTTTTAATGACCAAGACAAGTTCCGTGAATTATATGAGACAGCAGAGCGTAATACACGTTTGCGTAAAAAGAGTATTCCTGCTAGTGAACTATTCTCTATGTTTGTTGAAGAGCGTAAAAACACAGGTCGTGTTTACTTGATGAACGTAGATCATGCAAATACACACGGTGCGTTTGATGAAAAAGTAGCACCTATTCACCAATCAAACCTATGTTGCGAAATTGATCTGCCAACAAAACCACTAAATCATATTTTTGATGAAGAGGGTGAAATTTCATTGTGTACACTAGCAGCAATCAATTGGGGTAATATTAAAGAACCAAAAGATTTTGAAAAAGTATGCGATTTAGCAGTTCGTGGACTAGATGAACTTCTAGATTATCAAAACTATCCAGTGATCGCAGCAGAACTATCCACAATGAAACGCCGCCCACTTGGGATTGGTATTATCAACTTTGCTTATTGGTTGGCAAAAAATGATACATCATATCAAAACCCCAATTTGGAATTGATTGATGAATGGGCAGAAGCATGGTCATATTATTTGATTAAAGCAAGTGCTAACCTAGCAGTTGAAAAGGGAAACATCGAAGGTGCCCATGAAACAAAGTATGGTAAAGGTATTACGCCGAATATGACTTACAAGCAAGAACTTGATGAATTAGTTCCGCATATTGAGCGTCAGGATTGGAATAGTTTACGTATTCAACTTTCAGAAACTGGAATTCGTAACTCTACTCTAATGGCACTTATGCCTGCTGAAACATCAGCACAGATTTCAAACAGCACAAATGGTATTGAACCACCACGTGCGTTTGTTAGTGTCAAGCAGTCAAAGCACGGTGTACTAAAGCAAGTTGTTCCAGAATTTAAAAAATTAAAAAATAAATATGACCTATTATGGGATCAAAAATCTCCAGAAGGTTACTTGAAAATCATGGCAGTTCTACAAAAATACATCGATCAAGGAATTAGTGTTAATACAAGTTACAATCCAGAATTTTTTGAAGATGAGAAAATTCCACTTAGTGTTATGATTCAACATATTCTTATGTTCTACAAATATGGTGGTAAGCAGTTGTATTATTTTAATACATACGATGGTCAGGGCGAACTTGATTTTAATAATGAAGAGGCATCTTTGCCATTGTCAGAAACGCCTAATGACGATGATGGTGCATGTGATGCGTGTGTAATATAAAAATTGGAGATTTAGGGTATGGCAGTTTTAAATACTGAAAATAAAAAACATCACACAGAAGCAATGGCATTTCTAGACGAAGGTCTGGGTATGCAGCGTTATGATGTTATGAAATATAAACAGTTTGATAAATTGACAGAAAAGCAACTTGGCTTTTTCTGGCAACCACAAGAAGTGGATGTTAGCAAAGACAGTAAAGATTTTAAAAATCTTACTGAACATGAGCAGCATATTTTTACATCAAATTTAAAACGTCAAATTCTTCTTGATAGTGTTCAGGGTAGAAGTCCAAATTTGGCACTTTTGCCTATCACTACACTTCCAGAACTCGAAACATGGATTGAAACATGGGCATTTAGTGAGACAATTCACTCACGCTCGTATACACATATTATTCGTAACATCTATTCGGACCCAAGTGTTGTTTTTGATACTATGTTGGATAATAAAGAAATCGTTGATTGTGCAGACGATATTTCAAAGTATTATGATGATCTAATTGAATATTCACAATACTATCAACTATTAGGCGAAGGTGAGCATACAGTAAATGGTAAAACAATTATTATTGATCGTCGTGAATTGAAAAAGAAAATCTGGATGTGTCTTAACAGTGTTAATGTACTAGAAGGTATCCGTTTCTACGTTTCATTTGCGTGTAGTTGGGCATTTGCTGAACTTAAAAAGATGGAAGGTAATGCTAAGATTATTAAATTCATCGCACGTGATGAGAACGTTCACCTAGGTTCAACGCAATATATTCTGACAAAGGTACTTCCAAAAGAAGACCCAGAGTTTGCTGAAATCGCAAAAGAATGCGAACCAGAAATTATCCAAATGTTTGTAGATGCGGTTGAACAAGAAAAGCAATGGGCAGAATATCTGTTCAAAGATGGATCAATGATTGGTCTAAATACAGAACTTCTAAATAATTACATTGAGTGGATTTGTTGTAAGCGTATGACTGCACTTGGACTAAAATGCCCATACACTACACCACAGGCAAATCCTCTGCCATGGACGCAAAAGTGGATTAGTGGCGCAGAAGTTCAAGTAGCACCACAAGAAACAGAGATTTCATCATATGTTATTGGTGGTACTAAAAAAGATGTCAATGAAGACACATTTAAAGGATTTAGTTTATGATTACAATTTATGGAAAACCAGCATGTCCTAGTTGCACAAAAGCAAAGCAACTATGTGAGATGCGTGGATACGATTATGAATACCAAGAGTTAGGTAAAGATTTTGAACGTGAGTTTATTTTGGAAACATTTCCAGGTGCACGTACATTCCCACAAATCGTCATTAATGGTGAAAAGGTTGGTGGATTTGAAGGTATGACAAAATATATTGAAGACACAAATTATAATGGAACAGGGCACACGATCTCATGATTATTGAAAAACCATATGATGTTGGTGACGTATTGAGCATCAAATTGTCAAGCGGTGAAGAAATGGTTTGCCGTTTAGAAAAAAAAGGTGAGAAAACGCTAACAGTTAAGAAACCTATGATGCTTGTTGCCGGACCAGATGGAGCAGGATTGGCACCATTTATGTTCACAGTTGATCAAAACGCAAGTTTTAAAATTCAACTAAATAATGTTATCGTGGTAGTGAAAACCGCAAAAGATGCGGCAGACATGTACACCCAAGCAACAACAGGAATTGTAACAGTATAATGCCAGCAGTAAGTCGCAAATCAGACAGTTTAAGTACAGGTCACGGTTGTGATGGATCAACTATTCTTGCGACACCTGCACAGGGTACTGTTTATGCTAATGGCAGATTGGTTGCCAGAATTACTGATAAAACAATTGTACACGCTATTCCAAGTGGTCCAGCGTGTGTACCACACACCGAACAAGTACGTGCGGGTAGTGGAACAGTATATACCGAAGGACTAAAAACAGCACGTATTGGCGATGCCGCAGATGGTGGTAATATGACGAGTGGTTCGCCAAATGTTTATGCGGGCGGTTAAAAAATATATTGACAATCGTGATTTTATTTGTTATAAAAGATAAATAAACATGGTAGTTAATAATGCTCCTATAGCTCAGTTGGTAGAGCAACTGATTTGTAATCAGTAGGTCCGCGGTTCGAGTCCGTGTGGGAGCACCATTATGCGGTTGTGGTGGAATTGGTAGACACGCTAGATTTAGGTTCTAGTGCTTCACGGCGTGAGAGTTCGAGTCTCTCCAACCGCACCAAATTATAAAAAATATTATATAGTACATTTTAATTAGTGGACGTTACGATTAGGAAATTTTAATAATTGCGTAGGTTGCAAGACCCTATCATTTGGTAAAAAACTTGCTTTGGGGAATTAGCTCAGTTGGGAGAGCGTCTGATTTGCATTCAGAAGGTCATCGGTTCGATCCCGGTATTCTCCACCATTTCACTCTGGAGACCTAAATGAATTATTTTGAACTACAACCAGAGGAAAACACTTTTCTCAATATCGTTGTAGATTTGACACACAAGTGCAATATGGAATGTGCTAACTGCTATATTCCAAATAGAGATATCCCTGATCTAGATAAAGATCGTTTAGAGGATTTCTTGACACGACTTCCGTTTAGAACATATATTAGATTGATTGGTGCTGAACCAACCATGCGTGATGATTTGCCAGAAATTATTGCCATGGTTAAGCGGTTAGGGCATCGTCCTAGTCTAACAACAAACGGACTTAAATTGGCACATATGCCGTATACGCAGAGTCTTAAAGATGTTGGATTGCGTCTAATGCTTCACAGTATGAATGGGGCAGACGATGATGAAGCATATAAAGTATTAGATATGGGTAAATGGGCAGAAGTAAAAACACGTGCTCTGGATAATATCTTGGCATGTCGTCTACCTATCAATACAGGGACAATTATCGCACGTGATGTAAATGAGCACTGTGTTCGTCGTCAGGTAGAAGTATTCGAAAAGTATTGTCTAAAGAATGATATCAACCTAGATACAACAGCACCTTACAATAGAATTACGCCAGTGTTGCGTATGAAAAGTGTCGGCAGTCTTGGTCGTAATATGGGGAGTGATTTGGCATTGGGTATTTCTGAATTGGCAGAAATCGCATCAGAAGAATTTAGCATTCCAATTGATGAAATTATCGCAAGTAAAGTTAGCGCAGGTGTTGTAAAAGCAGGCAACTATGGCGAAGCATTAACTAGTTTAATGTTTCCAGTTCATACAGCAGCAGGTAAACTTTTTATCCGTTTAATTGATTGGAGTGTAAACGACGAGGGTGTTATTGATCATGATAACCCTAATCGTGGTAGATTAACACAAGACTTTAAAGTAGCACCATTTTTTGAACACGTTAAGAGGAATGAGTTTGGGTATTGAGGTTTATACAGCAACACACAAGGATGCTGATTTTAAAGATTATTGTGCGGCAATAGATAGGTTCCATTTACATTTAGAGAAACATGGAACTAATGATAAACTTATTGAAAATTATCGTCCAAAAAGATTACAGTCACGTGATAGTATTGGAATCACTGTTTACTTGGATGATGGAGCATTATTGGGATTTAGCACAGTAATCACACGTGATATTTTTGGCAATGGGACACGTGTATTAAATCGCTTTGTAAAATCTCCAGTGTATAGATTTGAAAATGAACGCCGTAGAGTTAGTCAAGAAACAAAAGATATGATACAGCAACAATTAACGATTAGTCGTGAATTAGGGTTTGACTATTCGTTTATGAGCCGTTATACTACTACAAATACAAGTAATTTTGACCATTATGGAAAACAGTTAACATTTGCTGAGTGGAAGAACGAACCGGGAAGATACTGCGTAACTGAAAACTTTCATCATAAAACAAGTTACCAGCATCTTATCTGGACTAGTTTTAATGATAATGTAAAAGAATTACCTATGTATTGGATAAGTGATGGAGAGTTCAATGAACTTGAAGAATTGTAAGTTTGGATATATGATTGAAGATTTAGACTTCAATGACTATGATCCAAAAGAGATATTAAATTTAGTCGGTGATGGACGTTTCGTTGTTATTAGAAACAATGAAAGGGTATTGCCATCGCAAATGGTAAAGTTATATAAAGAATTAGGTACAGTAGTATCCCAAAATGAAAAAGTAGAAAGTGCAGGAGTAGATGGGTTCCGTGAGTTGGTTAAGGTTCGTAGTAATGGTATGTTTACTGGTAACGATGATGGTGAGCTTGAATATCATTGCGCAGGGATGAGTCGCACAGGTGGCGAGGATATCGTTGCAATGTATATGTATGACAAAGGAATAAGTGGTGGTATAACATATTATACAGATTCACAAACGGCATTTGACGATTTGAGTGATGATGTAAAAGATTTGTGTAGAAAAGTAAATAGCAAAATATTAACATACAGCAAGAAAACAAAACTTGAAGGTAGTTACTACAAAAAGATTTTTAATGATGAACAGACCATGATGGAATTTCGTGATCCTGATGGTGAAAAAGTTTTTTTCAAGCAAACCCCACGAAAACAATTAGTGATTGAACATCCAATTAATGGAAAAGAGGGATTATATTTCCCATGGAGTGTGATTAGAGGATTTACTGGGTTGGACCCACAGGAACAAAAAGATTTATACAGTCATTTAAAACAGCATACACTAAAAGAAAAATATGTGTATGCTCATGAATGGCAAAATAACGATATTATATTGAGTGATCAGCATCATAGTTTGCATAGACGTGATGCCTATGAAGGTGATCGTGAACTTTGGAGAGCAGGAATATGGTTGAATTAGAATACGGTGAAATTGATAATATCAATATTCGTGAACAATTATTAGAGCATGGATTATTAGTAATCCGCAATGCTGATATCTCTATGGATGAATTTAAAGAACGTGTGACATCTATGGGTAAACCACTGGTTACAACAAAGCATGTGTTGGATGATGATCGTGTTGTTCAAGAATTAAGTGAAAATGGTTTGTTTAGTAACAATGATGTGGATTGGCACAATGATTGGAGTTACGGTAGAGGTAATTATTTTGGAACTGCCTTGCGAAATGTAGAAGGTGGTGAACTAAGTGAAACACATTTTTGTGATATGACAAAAATTCCACAAAGTATTATGCGTATGTACGAGGGCAAGGTAGGAAAATATTATCCACCGCAATCATTACATGATGTCTGCTTTACTGAAAAACAGTTACGAATTTTGGAAAAGCAAAAAGTAGAGCGTCCAATAGTTATGGATCATCCAATTACTGGAACGCCTCTTGTATTCTGTAGTCCTGGAACAATACAAAATGATGATATTGACTTGATGCCAATTATTCTTTATGCAGATGTAGATGCGTATAATTACAAACACAAATGGAAACCAAATGATATTCTTATTTGGGACAATTATAGAATGATGCACAGACGTATGGCATTTGAAGGACACCGACTATTGTGGAGAATTCAATTCACATTAGAATAAAGTAAAAATTATTTAAAAAAGTAATAATTTATACTTGACAACTCTATCTTTACAGTATAGTATGATCTTATATGATTAACATAGGAGATTAATATGAGAGCAACAACATGCTCTGATGGAGTAAAACGAATTAACGCTAAAATTGAAGTTCCCATGACTCATGTGGATGTGAGTGATTACGTATTATCAGCAGTGTCTGGTGAGGTAATCACTCTTGAAAGTGTGCAACAATTAAACAAGCGACAACTACTACAAGTTGCAAAAGAAGAAGTATATAATTATGGTGTTGCTGTTCCGCGTCAACGTGCAAAAGAAGTTGATACTAAAACAAACATTATTATACGAAACTATGTAAAAAACATGTTTCCAGAGATCGATTAAGGAGAATAGATATGTTTAAGAAATTCGCAATCACAGCAACTGCTATTATGATCACGTCAGCGGCAGCAGCACAATCAACTGCTTATGCTACAATTACAAAAGTAGTCCCTAATTACACAAACGGTGGAACAACTCAACAAGCATATCAGAGTTGTGAAATTGTTAGTGTGCCAGTTACTCGCACAGAAACTGTTCGTGAAGGCGGCAGTTCGGGTGAGGGAGCATTGGCAGGAATGATTATCGGTGGTATTCTTGGTAAAGGAGTATCTGGTAACGATAAAGGTGCGGCAGCAGGTGCTGTAATTGGTGGCATTATTGGTGCTGATAAAGGCGGTAATGGTCGTACAGTTGAGCGCAATGTGACACGATATGAAGATCGTGAAGTGTGTACGACAAAATATCGTACAGTCCATGGATCACGCCAGATCAAAAATTATAAGATTACCTATGAATGGGCTGGTGTAACTGGAACAAGTTATACTTATAATTCATATAATGTAGGTGATCAGATTCCGGTAACTGTTTCTATTAACGCAAAGTAAGAGGTTATTATGTATCGCTCATTATTAGTTGGCATTGCTCTAACTACACTTGCCGCATGTCAAGCAACAACTGCTAGTGATGTAACAATTGGTGCATCTTTTCAATCAACACCCCCATCGCCTGTGATAGTTGGTCAGTTAGAACCTCATCGCAAAAGTAAGCATGTTGATTATAGCGAAAAGCATAACTTTACCTATCAAAAAGGACGCTTCTTTGTTGATGGAATGAACACCTATAGACAGAAATACCTGTCGTTGTATGGTCCATATCGTGAGCGATATGAAGGCAACTATAATTTCGTCACCGCGATGAACTACATTTGGATACCGCGTGATGGATATGGAAGAACACGCTATCCATGTTTGGATATCATTTACACGCCAGATTACACAATGACTATCAAGTTTGTTCAAACCCATGGTGACAGATTTGAAAATTCTGAACACTTTGATCGACATATGTATAGAAAATCAATGAATTGGTGTACAGATAAGGTGAAACGTCTTGTTCATGAGGACGTAATACGCGGTGAACGCCGAGGCGATGCCATAAAATATTTCTTTGAAACTTTAATGCCGCGCTTTTTGAAAAATGACAGTTGGTTGAAACTTCCATTCGATCAATCGCAACCGGGCGAGGATTTCATCCCAGAACAAGGGGCGATTGAAGCGTTGCTATACACATACATTTATTTTAGCGATTGGTATGGAACAAGTGACGAACTAGACGAACTATTTGTAAGTTACTTCCGCAAGTATGAACGCACACGCCACAAACAGATCAAAAGTGATCGTAACAAACATTTCATAACCAAATGCCCACGCAATATCTGGAATGCTCGTAGTAGTAGTCCAACCTCGACAGGAGATGCTTTCTTGGCATGTAAGCAAGAGTTTTGGACTATGATGTATGCTATGATGGCGGTGCGCTTTCAAGATAACGATATGCTGAACGAAGCACTATTTTTCTACAAGCACAACGCGAAGTACACATTTGAAGAAGGTGCTACCATTGAGGTCACACGTGGATACAAAGGTCCAGGATATGCGATGATGGCAGCAGAGTTCTTTGATCAAGGTGCTTGGGTGATCGAAGCATTTACCGATGCTGAAGTTTATACGATTGAGGGTGGTGGCAAGTATAACAACACTGTTGGAAAGATGATTGAAAGCAGTATCGATGCTTTTACCAACCCACCTAAATACTACAAATACGCAAAGCAGTATAATCTCGGCACTAGACCTCACACAGACCCTGATCTTCCAACAATTCCACACAACAATTACCGCATGGTTGGAGCGTTCTTAGATGGATCAAAGTCAGGAAAGTGGGATGAATATCTCAATAGCGTGGGTGATCGGGGATACACGATACGCTTGGCAATTGACCCTCTTTTGATGTCTCGAGCGTACAATTTTTCGCCAAGTTATCGCACCGATTAGAATAGAATAAGAGTAAATACAACTAGCGTGTCGTTGATCCGTGGCACGGTGACTAAGGACTTTTTGATAACGTCATACAATCTTATTTAAGAAATAAGGGTCTATCAGCAGATTCCAACCTGTAAGGCTAACGGATTGCCAATCTTCTATAAATATAATTATATGGGGGATTGGATATGACTAGAAAAAGCATAAGAAAAGATATTCCACAAAAAAACTTTGAACGTGTAATTCATATCGTAGACGAAGATACAGGATTAGATGCAATTATAGCAGTTCACAATACTAAACTAGGTCCTGCTATTGGTGGAATTAGACTTTATAATTATACTTCATTTGAAGATCAATTAAATGATGCTCTTAGGTTAGCAAAAGGCATGACCTTTAAAAACGCCGCAGCGGGTATACATCATGGTGGTGCTAAAACAGCGGTAAACGCTTCTAAAATTAAAGATAGAAAAGAAGCATACAGATTACTTGGCAAAATGGTCAATCTATTAGATGGTTCTTATATTTGCGCAGGCGATGTAGGGACTACAAAAGATGATCTAATGGATGTAAATTTTGGTACAAGTTATGTAGCAGGTATTACATTGGATAGTAGTTTACCAACTGCCCTAGGGACCAAAACGAGTATTGAGGCATTATTACATTTTAATAAACGTCAGATTTCAGATACAAGTTTTACTATACAAGGATTGGGAAAAGTTGGATGGAAACTGGCAATGATGCTTATTGAAGGTGGCGGTGATGTTAGGGCATATGATCCATATTTTGATAAAATCTACAAAGAGTTTGAGCACCAAGTTGGCGATGGTGTAATTACAGATTTAAGTGCCAGTGCTATTTTTACAGATGATAGTGATATGTATGTTCCTTGTGCTTTGGGTGGAGTTTTAAATATGAAAACTCTTAATACAATGACACAGAAACTAGTTTGTGGATCGGCAAATAATCAGTTTGAAAATGATTCGAGTGTAGCAATTGCCAAACATATGGGAATTCAATATGTTCCTGATTTTGTGGCAAATTGTGGTGGAGTTGTGGCAGTTGCATACGACTTTAATAAAAGAGATTATACAAAAAAATTAACAACTGAACTGTATGAAACTGTTTTAGAAATCTTAGAAGAAAGTAAAAAAACAGGATTTGCTCCGCAGATGATCGCTGAGAGTATTGCTAATCAGAGGATTAACAACGAGTATAGGTAATGACAAAAACCAATGTCCTTATAGGAAGTTTCCAACCTAAAAGAATGAATTCAACAAGTAATTTCAACTGGCTGCCACACGCTGCCGGTTGTCTTATTTCATATGCACTGAAATCAGATATTGTTAGGGAAAATATAAAATTTCTTGATCCTATTTTCAGATGTGATGATTTTTCGGTATATGATGATATTCTTAAGCAAACTGATATACTCTGTTTGACAAATTATGTTTGGAATCAAAAATATAATGACAACTTTTCAATACATTACAAAGCATTGAATCCAAATGGTATTGTTGTTTATGGTGGTGCGAGTGTTCCAGAAAATGCAGGTATTGCCCAAGAATATGCTCACAATAGACCGCAGGTTGATTTGTTCTTTGTTGGTCCTGGTGAAACTAATTTCACAAAATTTTTAGAAGATACAGATTCTTTTAATAGAAAAGAAACATATGGTGCGTTCAGTCGTGGATGGTCTAATGTGACAGTCAATAAAGATTTGTATAGTATTGGGTCTGATGATATCCCTCTTCCCTATGTTGATGGAATTTTTGATAATATTATTTCTAATTGTCCAGACAAATCAGTTGCCATTGCCTTTGAAACAACACGCGGATGTCCATACAAATGTGCATTCTGTGATTGGGGTGGATTGAGTAGAAGTATTGTTACCAAATTCAATATAGATAAAATCAAACAAGCAGTTGATTGGATTTATGAGAATGCTAACAAGATAACTCTTGTTGATTTTATTGATGCTAATCTTGGTATGGCAAGGCGTGATGTTGAGATACTTAAATATTTTATAGAGTGTAGTAAAAAATACAACAATCATGTTTTCATAAGTTTAAATGGATACGTAAAGAATGGCAGTCCTTATCTAAAAGAAACAATTGAATTAGTAGAACAATTGAATATCGCTGCCAAAGAATTTATGGATAGTGGTAGTGGAACAACTGGAAATGTTAAAAATAATAAAAGTATTACTAAGTCAGTAACAATGAGTTTCCAAAGCCACAATAGCGAAGTGTTGGAAAAGATTGATCGTGGTAACATTGACAATAAGAAATTATTTCCTCTTGTTGAGGAGTTAAAAGAAAATGATATCATCATACGAAGCGAGATGATGATTGGATTGCCAGGAGATACCCCAGATGGTTACATCAAAAACTTAGAAGAAGATTACAGATTGGGTATTGGGTATATGAGAGCATATCCAACCATAATTATTCCAAACACACCAATGTATGACCCAGAATACAGAAAGAAGCATGGATTAAAATTTAAAAAGGTTTTGCTACCATTTGATATTAATATTTCTGATAATGAGGTATATAGACAAAATCCATTTGCTGAAACAACTTGTGACTTTGATGATGATTCATTGTTTGAGGAAATAGAATTGATGTATGAATGTGATACATTTACAAATGAACAGTTAGTTGAGATTTATAAATATTGGTGGTGGTATCATAACTTCTACAATTTAGAAGCATTGCGTGATGAAATCGCAGAAGCAGTATATCACGGTAGAAGTATTGAAACCCAAATAAGGACATTTTTTAACTTTATTGATCAGGGAAAAATGCCTGTATTGGAAAAAATACTTGACTTTTATTTAAATACAGTTAGACTAGTATTTAAACCAGAGCCAATTACAAAATTAACGCACGTTTATCATAATAACTTTTTGCAATTGGGTATTAGAACAAATGAACCATTATTCTTCGTAGAGCACAAAGATAAAATAGAAAAAGAACTGAGACAGATATATCCTACAGTAAACACTGACAAATGGATCAATGACCGTGGATTCTTTATGGATTATAGTATTCTTGATTAGAATATAAATTAATGATATAGTAATAAAATGATTGGATTTAGTGAAGAAAAAAGTAAGCAGAAATATTCTGCTTTAATCGGACATGTTGTTTTGGTAGCACATACAATGCTATTGGGGTGGGTATATTTGCTATGGATCGTTCCTATCAGTCTGTTAGTATATCACCTTGGACATAGTGTTTTTATGCATAGGCATTTAAGTCATGGGCAATTTAATTTTAGTCATAGAGTTCAGTATGTTCTTCATTATGTTTCTATAATTTGTAATATGGGGAAAATTCCAGGATATGTAGCAATCCACAAAGAGCATCACGTTTCTAGTGGAAGTGATCATGATCCGCATGAATTTAGAAAGCATGGGTTTTGGAATATATTTTTCAGTAATTGGCACATTGAAACAAAACCAATCCACAAGAGATGGTTGGTTCAGAGTTTCAAACTTACACCATATGTTAAATTTTTCACAAACAATCATTATAAAATTCTTTGGATACTTCTGCCTATTTTTGGTGGGATAACTGCTATGTCATGGTGGTGGAAGCAATTCAGTGTGATTGTGGTCCACTTAGATATTGGTGATCGTAGTCGTAGACGTGGTGTTGATACAAGCACAAATAATATATGGTTATGGCCTATTATGTGGGGGGATGAAAATCATACTGAACATCACCTGAACGCATCGCGTGAACGTCTGTGTCGTATTGATCTTCAGTATTTTATGGGAAAGATATTAGAACGTGTCTGATCTAACAAAGATACATACATTTGCTTTTCTTTCGCATTTGTTGACATTGGTTTATCTTTTTTATTTTCCAATATTAACTTTATTTGCGTTGGTGATTAGTTTACTTTGGTTTCATATTGGACACGGTGTGTTTATTCACAGATATTTTACACATCGTCATTTTGAGTTTAGTAAACTTGGTATCTTATTGGGGCATTTGTTTTACATTGGCACAAACATGGGACCTAGTATAATGTGGGCAGGAATGCATATAAAACATCATACCAATAGTGGAACGGATGATGATCCCCATGAGTGGAGAAATGTTGGATGGATCAATGCTATCTTTAGCAATTACACTGATAGTTTTAGTGTTGACAAGCGTGTGGCAGTAAGGATGAGCAAGGAACCATATGTTAAGTTCTTTACAAAATATCATTATAAAATTCTAGCATTATATCTTATTCCACTTGCTCCAATTATAGCAATGAGTTTTTGGTGGAAGCAATTCACCACTATTGTGGTTCATACTGACTATGGTGATACTTCTGGTAGACGTGGAACTGATACAAGTGTAAATATTAATTGGTTACATTGGTTAATGTGGGGTGATGAAAAGCATACAGATCATCATAATAACCCAAGCAAAAAAGATATGGGGAATGACTATCTTTATAAACTAGGAAAGTTATGGGAGAAAATATGACAAAACCAATTATGCTTATAACTGGAACTTCCAGAGGTATTGGAAGTGCGGTCTATAATTATTTTAAAAATGATTATCAAGTGGTGGGTGTAAGCAGAACTGGAAATCCAGAATATAAAGGTGATCTAACTGATATTGAGTTTCGTAAAAAGATTATCAGTGAAGTTGATCCAGATGTTTTTGTAAATAACGCTGGAATATTAGATCATAATTTTATGAATGTAATAGAAACAAATTTGGTAGCATCTGGGCATTTACTTACGGAATTTTATAAAAAAATGAAAGATGGTAGTATTATTATCAATATGTCTAGTTCATGTGCTGTTATGCATGGCACACCTAGTATGACTAATTGGAGACTGTCATATCACACTGCTAAAAGTGCTCTTAAAAAATTAAGTGAAAATTTAAGTGAGCAACGAGTACGAAATATAAGAGTTACTAGTTTGGAACCTGCTCACGTTGATACTCTAATGACATGTGGTGGTCGAGGTGAATTATGGAACTTTTCAGAAGAAGAATATCAACAGGCAGATATAGATAAATTCTTACCTATGTCACCAGAATATATTGCACAGACTATAGAATGGATTTTAGATCAACCTAAGTGGGTTCAAATAAGTAGTATGAGAATACTAAATTTACATAATAGGGAACTGGCAGATATGCCAGTGAATACAAAATGACAACATTGATTATTAAAACAACACGTGAACCAGGATGGTTAGATGATTACCGTGAAGGTCTGGTCAGAAGTTTCATGAGTGATGAAGATGTTGCTTCATTAGAGTCTGCAATCCCAAAAGATAAAAAGAAATATCTTGACGGTGATTTTATGGTTATTGAAGCAAGTTTTGATCAACATAGAGATGCATTAAGATGTTTGAGTAAAATTAGAAAGTTACAAATTCCAGGATTTACGGTGACTGTGGATGTTGTTAAGTGAAATTTATGACAAACCCAATCAAGAACTATTTGAGTATTGGGCATATCAGCAATATTGGTGCGAAGATCATAACAAGGATTGGTTTGACGTATTATTAGTAAACCCAAAATATGAAAAGTATTGGATACTTCGTGATGATGATACAAAAGATATCGCTGCCTTTAGTTGTATTCAGTTTGTAGAATTCCCAGAATATACTTGTCGCATAGGGACGAGAACGTTTATTGATCCAGAATATAGAAATAAATCTTCCAGTAGGGAAACGCAGAAAATTACTCCAATGTTTAGGATGTTAACTGAACAATACGATTGGGTGAAGGAAAATACTGACAAGGAAAATTGTTTTAGTAGTATGGAAAAAGGTCGCACTGCTGCTATGAGAGCAAGTGCAAGGAAGTTTAAAAAGTTAAATGGCGTTGATGCAGAAGTGTTGCCCTATAGATACAAAATGTTTAACAACACAACCCATCCAAGTTGTTACCAACAGGTATTATTGTTTCCAATAAAATCAAAAAAATTTGAATTAAATTGGATTATTTCGTAAAAACCCCTTGACGAATCGCTTTTGAAACACTATATTAATAATGTAACAAGGAGAAACGCGATGTTTATACTGACTTTCCAATACTTCAACGATTATGATGAGGTTGTAGAGCGTACAGTACACGGTGATACAAAAGATGATGTAATCTCTAAGGCTTATGATTACGTATCGAAAGAAGGATACGGTGACATCAAAATAATTTCTCTGGAGAATATGTATGAATAACAATTAAAAAAAAAGAAAAAAAGACTTGACATTCTGCTATTAGTATACTATATTAATAATGTAACAAGGAGAAACACGATGTTTAGAATTCCAGCGTTTAACAAGTTTGATATGACTTTTGAAGAAGCAAAAGTGACTATGACACATTATGGTCGTGGTGATATGCTTGAAGGCATGATGGCTATGGATCATGTTTGGGAAGAACACTGTGCAAGCTACGATACTGACAATGCTCGTTTCGATAGCGACAGCGACTTCTACGATTGGTATGAAGCAGAAGTGAATGCTTACAACAAAGTGTTCGAAACAATGAAACCTCTGTTTGCGTAAGGAATCTGTACAATGGCAAAACGTGGTGATCTAAAGCCAATGGACGAATGGGAAGAACGTATACGCAGCCAAGCAGTTGCGTATAATGTTGTAATGTTC